CTCGGCGTCCCAAACCTCTAGGACCTGCCGCTCCCCAATGGACCTGTCGTAGACCCTCGTGTTCGCAATCTTCCCCTCAAAAGAACCACCCAACCTGGCTAGGACTGGGGTGGACTCTTGGGTGCCGAAGAAGGAGATTTCATTCGCGGAGGCGGGCGCGGAGTAAGAGCCCCCGGGTCTTGTCCTTGTCCAAACCAATCTGAAATATTTATAGTATGTACTCGTAGTCACATTGAAAGTTAAAGTTTCTCCATCTGCCCATGAAGTTCTATCTGTCCAATTTTCTACAACGCTCCATGTGGATCCATCTGTGCTACCGAATAAATATCCATCTTGTGGAGCTCTATCGCGTCCAACATTCGTAAGGCTGTTGTGTTTTATTGGTCTTAATGACCAGCTACTTAGTAGAATTGTGTATGGAAGTTCAAGTTGTACCCATTGACCTGCTATACCGTTTGTTGTCGGTTCGGTGCCGGGGGATGTGAGATATCCCGTGCTGGTGGAGTACGAAGCGCCACCTTGTTCCCATGAATCGCTTTCTAAATTACTACCATTGTCGAACAATTTCCAAGCTTGATAGCCTGTAGAATACTCACTACTCGCACTCGCCGTGTACCCCCTCTGTGGTCCGTGAGAGGCCATCACAGTATCTGGAAACTTCCTCACAGTCGTGGAATCTGGGAAACGCACCAAGTCGTTGACCCGGTGGCCGAAGTAGCGGAGTTCGTGCACGTGAACGTATTGGTAAGTGCCACTAACCTTCTTAGTTATCACTAGAGCGAAGTATTTATAGGCTCTGGTGGAGGTATCGGCGTCGATCAATTTAGCTCCGTCATTGCCAGCAACCGCAGCCACTGAGAACCCCGTTTTGGATAGGAGTTCATCCCAGTTTGTATCATCATTGGAACCATACACTTTGAAATCCGTTGGGTTAAACAGGCTATTAACACCATAAGAACTTAAAAATATATGCGTCATCAAAATTGGGTGAGGCATCTCAACTTTGAGCCATTCACCTAAGGGGGTGTTTGAAGCTAAACGCACAGTTCCTGTATAGTTTATCGTGTCGGGGAAACCTCCGTTAAAGGTTGCCCAGTTTTCACCTTGGCTTGGGCGATGATTAAAAGGTTTTGTTTTGCTATAGAAGTTATTATAGTCACTGCTCGCACTGATACTGTACCCATCTTGTGACTCGCGGAGGAGTGGAATCTCTGGGTAGTACCGCGCACTATCGTAGGAGGGTAGGGACCCAATGAGGTTGCCGTCCAGGTAGGTGTGGTTGTAGAGACCTTGGCCGTTGGAGGTGAAGGCCAGGTTGTGCCACGTGTTGGCGGTGATTAGGGGGGTCAGGTCCACCCCAGCCTCAGCCTTGGCGAAGCCCTCGCCCCCAGCCGTCCCCACGTTGAAGATGGTGGAGGTCGAGACGTTGGTCTCCAAGTTTGAGGATTTGAACCACGTGGAGACGGACAGAGGTTGGTCACCCTCAAAGCCCAACGTCGCCGAGACGATGTTACTCTCCGTGGACCCATCGAAGACCCAAGCCTTCTCGGTGGCGTCGTAGGTTACGTTGTTCTCTGTCACCGTAATTGGACCCGTGCTGAGATCGGTGGCCGTCGAGCCCTCCGCACCATCCAAGTAGAGCTTGTAGCCACTCACCGCTGGGGTGTTGTATTGGGACTTGATGGTGACATCCACAGAGGTGTCCCCCCCAATGGCCACAAACTCCGAGTCGTCCTCACTGATGCCGTAGAGTTCCCATTGGTTGAGTTGGACGTGGCCACTGATGTTCGCGTTTACCTGGGTCGTGATGAGTCGGTAGTACCTGTAATAGCCCACATCTGGGGAGATGTCACCAAAACTCGTCGCCGACCCCTGGGCCCATTGGGTCGACATTGGTACCTCACCCGAGGCGGGGTCGTATGTGAGTAGGTCCGAGAAGCTGTGCACTAGGGTCCATGTGGTGCCATCGTTACTCCCAGCAATCTTACCCACCTTGGGGGCACGCCGTGCATCATCAGTATGTCCTGGATACCCATAGGTCGAGGTCAATTTGAACGCCTTTGGGACCTCGATCTGGAGCCATTCACCGGCGACGTTGTCACCACTCACAGCCGTCTGTGTGGGTAAGGTGGTTACAGGTAAACCATTCGCATCATACCTAGATGCAGCCGAAATCCAACCATAGTAGTACTGTGCGTCGGGTACGGGGGGGTCGGTCGAGACCCTGTTCTCAATAGCACCATCGAAGGCTCCCCAAGCATAATACGTGGTCAATATGCTACTCGCACTCGCCACGTAACCAAGTGGGGTGGTGTTAGAGGTCATCGGGAACCCTGGGAACTTCCGGGGTGTGGGGGTGGATTGGTCCCCTCGACCGTGGGGTCCACTTTCTGCAATTAGATTTGTGGGACTGACATCCGAAACACTTCCACCACCCACATACGACCACCGGTTGCCATTGTAAAATTGTAGTTTATCTATAGTTGTATTAAGTCTCACCATTCCAGTAATACCGGTGGCTGGTTCTTCCGCTGTGGTACCCGAGGGCAAAATCATCGCGTCCGTTTTGTTAATGTCTAGGGTCGCCCTAGGTTGTGTGGAACCTATACCAACTCTACCAGTTGTGGTATCTACATAGAGATTCGCTGTGCCAATCTCGGCGTTCGAGGTGGTCACCAGACCTAGGGTGGGGTTGGTGGCTTTGATCTGACCCCCAACTTCGATGTTAGAGGTTGCCACCAAACCTAGGGTGGGGTTGGTGGCTTTGACCTGACCCCCGACTTCGATGTTCGAGGTCGCCACCAGACCTAGGGTGGCGTTAGTGGCTTTGACCTGACCCTGTACATCAACATTGGTGGTCGCGATTAAACCCGTCGTTATGTTTGAGAATGTCACAGTTTGACTTGTGCTACTCCCGACATTGACAACATTTTCAAGTCCGTAGGCTGGTGTTAAGTTAATAGTTCCTAAAGTTAGATTGTGTGTCAAGGTATTCCCCACGACATGGAGGACATTTGAAGATGTGGTGTCAACGTGAAGGTTTGAACCTATCGAGAGTTCCCCAGTTGGACCCGTGTTAGAAATACCCACGACCGACGTACGGAGGGTGGCATTCGTAATGTCAAGGAAACCTTCTGGTGTTCCTATTGGCATTTAATATAGGGTAAGAAATGATTTACACGTTATTAAATGTGAGTGGGCCACACCGGGTTTTCTGGATCGGTAGTCTCCGAAGGTAGGTTCCTTAGAGCCTGGCGATAATCTAGCCACCCCTGCTTTGTGGCCTCGTCAGTGTGGGGATAGTCAGCTACGATATACTTATCTGTTTGGGTGAGGAGAAGATCACGTTTCTTCCTAAGGTTTTTCCAGGCATTCTCAACTTTCAGGTCCCCCGCCTTTTTAATAAGTTCCTCTTCTGTTGGTTTGGGGGTGTCTGGATCTTGCCAAGTTAAACCACCGTAAGTGTACCCATTCAATTTCCATTTAGAAGTGGGATACAAACTTACAAGTGCACTGGTGATGTCCGCCATTATTATAGTTGCCATATTTTTATTGAGCTAATTCGAGGGCACTTTTGTAGGATACACCAATTTCTTTATTAGCTTGACCGTCATTTCCACCGAGCTCGGTCCTATTTACATAGCTTGGTTGAAATCCAGAGCCGGTCGCATCATGTAAATATAATTTATATGTTATAAAGTTGGTCGTTTTTGGTTCATCCACCCATTTTATATTTGTGTTAGCCATAGTATCATCGAAATTTACATCATAAGGGTGAGTAGCGATACCATTCCAGTGGTTTACACCCACAGTATTATTGTAACCAATGAGCTCACTATCTCTATAAATTCTATATACTTCGTCCCAGTGAATTTCACCACACACGTTCCAATGTAAGAGTATTTTTGAATTTACACTTTTGGGTTTTATCGTAATGTCAAATACGTCCAAATGTTTATCAAGTGTCGAGGGATATGTGACTATATCATGAACATTTTCAACGACAGATTGTACAACAACACCATGTGCATACATGTCTCCATTTACATGGAGTTTATGTTGGGCCATACTGGTTCCAATTCCCACATTTGAACTTACGACGAGTTTCGAAATCCCCACTTCTAAATTAGAAGACACTGTGACGTTCCCAGACACTGTAAGATTTGAGGACATAACCGAATTACCGGTGACCCCCAAGTCTCCCAAATAAACAGATTTATCACCTACCACCAATGAAGAGACCGAAAGTTCCGCACCTTCTATTATACCCGTTTGAAGTGTAGCGTCACCAAGATCTAAGTTGTCCTGAGGTGTCTCAACAACCATTTAATATAGAGGAAGAAATGATTTATTGTGTTATTTCTATCGCAGATACATAGGACACACCAATTTCGTAGTCATTCGATCCAGTGGAACCTACTGGTCTATTCAAATAAAATATATTGGCACTGGTGCCATCCGCTTCATGTTTATACAATTTATATGTTATGGGGTTGGTAGTAGCCGGTACATCAACCCAATTTATAGTTACTCTATGTGGTGTTGAACCATTATCTACATCGGCTGGTACAGCTACAACACCATTCCAATCATCTATAGTACTTCGAGTATTATTATAACCAATTAATGTGGTGTTCCTGTAAATTCTAAACACCGCATTGGGGTCAGTTTCATGCACTACATCCCAATTTAAAAGTATCTTGGAGTTTGCAAACTTTGGGGTTATCGTAATATCAAGTGCATCTATATGTAAATCAACAACAGCTGGGCTATAAGCAATTCGATCGTGAACAAGTGATGTAACAGTTTGAATAGTTATATCTCGCGCATAAAAATCTCCATTTACATGAAGATTGGTCACGGGTGTATCTGTTCCAACACCAACCTTCCCATTCTGTGTATTTACAAAAAGATTGGAGGAGGTTCCAACTGTCAAATTTGAAGCTATTTCGGTGTCGCCAGAGACTGTCAAGTTTGAGGAGACTGCGGCGTTCCCTGTGATTTCCAAGTCCCTCGAAACATCGGTGTTTCCTTCTACTACAACCGAATTGACTATATTTGAGGATAATGAAATATCTGTGGACTCTAGAGTATTAACCCTTACAGTGGCATTCTTAATATCAAGTATACCCTGTGGCACCCCGACAACCATTTAGTATAGGGGGAGAAATGAATTATTGGGCTAATTCTGTAGCCATCTTGTAGGACACACCATTTTCATAGTTGCCCGCTCCACCAGAACCAAATGTTCTATTCAAATATAGAGATGTAGATCCACCCCCAGAATCATGTAAATATACTTTATATATGATGGGATCTGTTGTATTTGGTGTATCTACCCAACTTAAAGACATATTTTCGGGGGTTGAGCTTTCATTGCGGTCATAATGAGCTGGAGCGATACCATTCCAGTGATTCACACTAGGATCTTCTGTATTATAACCAATGAGTGTACCCCCCCTATATATCCTATATACAGAGTTAAGGTGAGCTTCACCATTAATCGTCCACTGTAAAAGTATTTTTGAGTTTGCAAACTTTGGTCGTATCATGATGTCCAATAACTCTATATGATTGTCTAGACCGTTGTATAGAAATATTCTGTGCACATTTTCAACAATTGTTTGGATGGTGGCACCGGGTGTATAAAAATCACCGTTCACGTGGAGTTTGGCTACGGGGGAATTTGTCCCAATACCTACATTTCCGGAAACTTTATCTACAAAGAGGTTTGCCGTGCCAACCTCCAAGTTCGAGGAAACTGTGAGTTCACCCCCGATTGTTAGGTTCGAGGAGACTGTGGTATTCCCACTGACCCCAAAGTCCCCAGAAATTGTTGTACCTCCATCAATCACCGGTGGGTAAGTCAACTCTGATGACACCGTGACATTGGTGGCCTCTATCCGTTTTACCCTCAATATGGCATTCTTGATTTCCAAGTTGTTTGCTGGTGTATCAAGGACAACCATTTAATATAGTGTAAGAAATGATTTACATGTTATTAAATGGGGAGGGAGTGATTGGGATCACTCGGGGACGGGGGGCCAATCAGGGTTCGCGGGGTCCTCCGTATTGGCTGGGAGGTCCCTTAGAGCCTGCATGTAGGTGGCCCAAGCCTCTGGGACTGGGGTCGATGTGGAGTACGCCTTTAGGGTCACCCAATCTGTGGTGGCGAGGCGACGATCCCTCTCAGCCCTAAGGTCCTTTAGGGGCTGGGCGTCAACCAGGGCTTGCAACTTCGCCTCAAACTCTTCCTTTGGGGGCTTCTCGTAACCGGGGGGGAACTTTATGGATTCCCAAGTTGTACCCCACTCATAACCGGGTGGAATCACGGGTGTCAATTCGTCTATAAGATTTTTGAAAACTTGAATACTGACCATATATTCTATGACGATAAATAAAATCCAGAAAATCCATTCGCATATGGATATGCACTCCAAGAACTTATAGTGACATTAATGGTGTCTCCCGCATTCATATAAAAAACATCAGAACCTCCTAAATGTGTCGAGCCAGTGTTAGTTTGAGAGAAATGTAAAGCCGTAGCTCCATTAATTTGCCAAAATTGTTGACATACCCCAACACTAAGCACATGACTATGAAACCAATAATGTCCGCTTATAGGTGCGGTAAATAAACCAGTGGTTGGGTTGTACCCATCACCTTTATTAAAACGAATATTATTCCAAGTAACTAACCCTGTAAAATTAGAACCAGATTTATACACATCAAAATACACCGGACACCCACCCTTTATGTCCCCCCTCACGTCTAGGACGGCCCTAGGCTCCGAGGTCCCGATCCCTAGGCGCCCAGCCTTTAGGGTCACCACGTCTGGGCTGACCCCAAAGTACTCCTTCTGGTAGGCGTAGAGCTCCCAAATCTCATCCGCTGAGAGAGCCTGGTTGTAAAGACGGAAGTTGGCGATGGAGCCGTTGAGATAAGAAGACCCATTCGCGTATACACCAATTCTCAAAATCATATTCGCTTGTCCATTGAGTGCCGCTGCCTGGTAAACATCAGTTTGTCCCAATTCCACACCGTTCAAAAATACTTGTCTACTTGATGCATCTGAACCACCAGAATATATAGAAACTATATGATACCATTTATTGGGAACAATAGTACCTGGACCCCCAAATCTAATATCATTGGCACCAAAGGCGTAACGTATATCACCATCTGGCATTATAGAAAAATCAGGTGATTGATTCGCAACCGGTGTGGTGTCATTATCAATACTGTATATCGCATTCCCTGAACCATATGAATTGATTTTAAACCATGAACTGGTAGAGTGTACCCAAGCACCTGCGGGGTTGGTTAGGAACGATGTAATTTTGTCATCCACCCCGTCGAATGTGAAGGCTTTGTAGGTGGAGTCAAAACCAACCCCACCCGAGGGGGTCCCGGTGACCCCATTCCCAGACTTGTCTGCCACGGTGGCGGGCATGGAGGTGTAGTCCTGTCCGTCATAGTACACGTTGGAGAAGTCCGTATTAGGGACATTGGGGGTGGTGTGGAGGACCACGTCTGTGCCATGTGCCTCGGGGTCGTATTCGGGGGTGCCGAAGAATTGGAGTTCGCGCATGAGTAGAAAGTTGTCAAGACTACTGCTAGACGGTGTTTTCTTAGTGATGATAATGATAAATTCTTCATAATAATCATTCGTGGTTATGTCGTGTGATGTTTCTGTGAAAATGTAATTTCCAGTTTGTGAGTATCCCGAACCTTCATCTGTCACCGTAAGTAAAGCGGAAGACCATTCCGTTCCACCGACTATTGCACCACCACCATTTCTTCCGTGAATGGTATAATCTCTAAAACCTGCCTTACTTGTGTTATCTACACGAAGTTTAGTGAGTTTAATCTTGTGTGGCAATTTAATAGCGATCCAAGCACCCGCACCTGTCGCTCCAGTGCCGAGAGGTTGATAGATGGCGGTGCTCGCGTGTTCGAACGCACCTGTATCATGGGTGTATAAATCTGGTGTAATCCAGTGATCACCTGCATTTGTTTGACCGTTAAATCCTACACCGTTAAAAGCTTTCCATCCATCATTTGATGTGGCATTATTTCCAGATGTTTGTACCACATATCCACCCTGTGAAGCCGAAGTCATAGCCACCCTCGGGTACTTGATGAGCTTCTTGGAGCGGCGGTACTCCATGACGACGTTGGAGTTCGATTTAATTTGGGAAACATTTGAGACCTGGTCAAAGTTAATTGTGGGTATGTTACCAAAACTGAAATCGGTAACTTCACCCACGCTCACGACACCAGAGATGCTCACGTTCCCAGAGACGCTCGCGTCACCTCGAACATCTAGAGTTGAGGTGGGCATGTTGGTCCCTATACCAACATTGGAGGTGGTCGTATTCACAAAGAGATTTCCGTTACCAACTTCGATGTTAGAGGTCGCGTCAAAGCTCTTCGTGGGGTTGGTGAACTGAATCATATCGTTGGTGACATTGCTTACCCCCGTGATAGACTGAAGACTGTAGGCCGACTGGAGCCGGACCGAACCAACCTTGAAGCCTTCGGCGTGGACGTTACCAGTCACCCTGAGGGAGGCGTTCTCCAAATCCAAAAATCCATTATTGCCTTGTATGGACATTTAATATAGTGTAAGAAATGATTTACATGTTATTAAATGTGGGTGGGCCACACCGGATTTTCTGGGTCCACGACTGTAGCTGGGAGGTCCCTAAGGGCCTGGCGGTAGGTTGCCCAAGCCGTCTTTGATTCTGGGGAGGCGTGGGGGTAATCCGACACGAAGAGGTAATCACACTCGGCAAGGCGACGGTTCCTCTCAGCCCTAAGTGTATCGAAAGCCTTCTCATGGAGGAGTTCCCTAAGTCGCGTCTCAACCTCCTCCTTGGTCATCCTCTCAGATTCCGGTATGTCCTTCCATTGAATATCTTCATAACGGGGGGTCCAAAGACACCAGGGTCTACCCGGATACCGCTCTTCCAATACTTTTAATAGACTCATATTCTATGAGGATAAATAAAATCCATTATATTTCATATAATATTCATGTAAATCACCTTGAGTCAACCACACATCTAGGGTATCACCAACCTCTAAATCAACTATAATACTATTAGCTTGATGATTATACTGTGAGTCGCCGGAGCCTGTCGGATCGCTATATGAACCGTGAAATTTCCCCGAATTTACTTGATTTTTACGGAATGTTAACATTAATGGGGACGCCGTATTGATCCCCATCGTACTATATATAAAAAAATAATATCCTGCAATCGGAGCTGTAAATACACCCGTATTGGGATCATAACCAGCCCCGCGATTCATTAACACCATATCCCAAGGAATAACCTGACCACCGTTCAAATGATATGCCGAGCATGTAGCACTGAAAAATACAGGGTTTTGGGCAATGAGAGCTGCGTCAACGTTTAAAGTTTTAGTGCGTTCTTTCCATACATTTTCTTCGTAAATTATGATATGACCGGCATCACCTCCTTGTACTTCGGACATAGGTGCGCCCCCAACATAGACATTCCCATCATTTGAACACGCTGTACTAAAACCCAGTTCGGAGGAAGCGCCGTTCGACCCTCCCCCAAAAAATTTTTTAGTTTGGTTCCACACGCCATTGATTCTGTCAAAAACCACTATAGAACCACCATCTACCCCAGCACCGGCCATATTTGGATGATGGTCCCTCTCCGCGCCAACTATAATTCTATCCCCACTTTGACTCATGGATACATGCCAACCGAAATAGTCTTCGTTATTCCCATCGTTATCTCGGAGTAGTTGGGTCTCCGTCGTCGGCCAAACACCACCAGATTTTACATATATGTAGACAGCGCCCCTATTCGCTCCCGTGGTGTCATTACCCCACGCACCCGCGACAATAATAGTTCCATCTCCGGATATTGCGACACTATGACCTAAAAGCATGTCGCCACCTGTTGCAAAATCCGATGCCCACATTTTTTTGGTTTGTGTCCACGTTCCAGAGCCCCTCTCAAATATAAAGAGAGCACCTTCGTCTGTAGCCACATTATCATGATGAGACGAGCCAACAACCAATGTGTACCCATCATCTGAAAGAGCCACAGATCTACCAAAATAACTATTATCGTCATTTTCTGCCATTGTTATTTTTTGTGATTGTGTAGAGGGCCACGTTCCCCCAGATTTATGGTAAATGTATGCAGCACCCTGGTCAACTTGACCATTAGCGTGGTTGCGCTCGGCTCCCACGACGATAACAGAACCATCACTCGAAATACTTGTACCTGAACCGAAAAAGTCGTTGTTGACCGCGTCACTGGCGTATAATTCTTTGACTAAATTCCACACCCCCGCGGTTTGTGTATAAACGTATGCTCTTCCTCTGTTTATGTCAACCGCATCTGAATAAGGTGATCCAATAACAAGCGTTGAACCATCTCGAGACATGCTCATGGTAGAACCATACCAGTGACCCAAGTGCCCACTCGGGGATAGATTCGTAGCATCCCGATTTATTTGATACACGTACCATTCCCCTAACGTATTTTTTTTCCAAAATAAGACGGAACCGTTGTCCCCCGCAGGATTGTTATCATGGCTAGCCACCGAAGCAACTATAGTTCCATCCGCACTCACCGTGACAGCTCTTCCTAGGTAGTAGGCCGACGCCTGCGTCGCACCCAGTGCACTATCTTCAAAAATCTTCAGACTCTGCTTCGTGTAGGGTACTGCATTCTCCCCGACACTCATGGTAACCTGTTGGAGGGCGTTGGCTGTGTTGAGCATCATGATGTTGGAGGAGGCCACTAGGGAGGTCGTGGGGTTGGTGAACTGCACCGTTTGGGTGGTGGTGTTCCCGACATTGGAGACGGAGGCCAGGTCGTAGGAGGGAATCAATTCAACCGCTCCCAACTTGAGGCCATCTGCGTGGACGTTCCCTGATACCTTTAGAGATGCATTTGGAATTTCCAGAAAACCTTGAACGCCCTCTAGAGACATTTAATATAGGGGAAGAAAAGAAACTCTGTACTCAACCACAATGATAGGTGCACCCCACAAAGGCCGCTGTGTATACCACATTGGCTTGATCGGTCTCTACACCCGAAGCGTCTAGGTACCTCACCTTGTACCCCGGTTTCATCCTGTCTGTATCTTCCCATTGGATTGAGCCCTTCTCATCTAGGAGGTTTCCACCCCTTTTAATTTGGTAATATGTAGTCAATGTGGTGTCTGAGTAGGTATTCTGTTCCTCTGTGGTCAGTTTAGACCACTGTTCCTCATCGAGGACCACGTTCTCCTCGTTGATGTATTGGGTCTCCGTCGTAGAGGACCTATTGTAGGCTGTGAGGTTACTCCAAACATCCTCCGTAACCGTCGTCAAAGTCTCGACCTTCTTTGGGGCCCGAACCGCCACATTCGATCCCGTGAAGTCACAGTCCATCGTGACTTTGGCCACCGTATAGTTTGCGAGAAACTCGCCACTTTGTTTCTCACCATACCCCACGACGTTAGAGGTCGTCACGTAGTCACCAGATTCTAGGGGTCCCCCAGTGTTGACAACCCAAAGGGCACCCTCCCCTAGGGAGTTCACGACAACTCTATTGTCACCGCGCACCTTGGGTGTTTCAGAAATTAACCCACCCAAGTTTTCTATACGACTATTCCCACTCTTTTCAATTTTGGAGACCACCCCAAAGCAGCTTTTATCTTGGGAGACCCCAGATAGACTTACCACTGGGAGGGACTCGTCGATGGTAATCCCATCTGACCCCGTACTGAGACCACCGTTCATCTTGATGTACTGATTTTTATTAGCCGATACGATGAGGCCCTCCCCCATGGGACCCTCGGGGACGCAAAAGTGCTGCCCCGTGAAGGTGTCTTGGAAATTTGCCTGCGCCCTCACGCTTCCTGCAACATCTAAAAGTGCCCTTGGTTGATGAGACCCTATAGCTACAGCTGTATGCTCAAAATTTACCTGGTTCCCAGTTCCTTTCCGCCCCAAATCGTACAGTTGCTTCACCTCACCCTCGTTTAGAGCAGACCTGTACATTCGTATACTAGACATTTTACCATAATAATCGTTAGTTCCGTCAATTTGCCTACCGATGTGGAGATTCATGTCAGTCATATCCAATGGCGTTTCAAATAACACATTTGATATATAGTCTGTAAATAACTCCTTTCCATCTATCCATACTCTTCGTCCGTCTGTACCCGTATCACCATTATACACAGCTACCATGTGATACCACCTATGCATTTGAAATCCATGAGGAAATCGCATATAGCCGTCACCGAGATACCACACCAATTGGTTGGTATTATTAATTTGAATAAGACTACTTTTACCATCTGTCACACCCGCGGGTCCTAAATGAAATATGCATGGGTTCGGACTAAATTCCTCCACATAAAACCAAACTGACATCGTGTGCTGAAAATTGCCTCTAACAATGTGACGCGGCATGTGGCTCGTGTAAAGACTATTCAAATTTACCTGCATAAGATCATTTTCACTAATGAATCTAAATGACATATCAGCGTTATCAAAAACCATTTCGTTGTACATTCTTGCATTCAACCCATTTCCACTAGTATCAGTGGCGCAATAATCGACAAGTCTCCCATGGATGGGTATCGATGTATCGTATTCGACAAGAAGTGTATCCCTACTCGGAACTTTATTGCTTCCCAGTGGTGGTCCAAATCTGGGTACATTAAGGGATTTCGTTAGAAGTAATTCACCGTCATGGAGAGTTGAATGACCCTTTTCCGTGGGCACGGCTACACCCCTGTACCGTAAACCTGATATACGTATGTATTCACCATCCCCGGTGAGATGTGTCACATGTAAACGAATGGTCTTATACCCCACCTCACCCAGTGGGAAGTGGAACGTGGCATAGTACCGCCCAAAATCAAAATCACTCTCTGTCCACCCTGAAAATGTGTGTATAATTTCCCAGGTTTCTCCTTGATCATTCGAACCAAGAAGATATCCGGCACCTGGTAATGAGTCTATGGAGCCCCCGTACCTTGCTATTTCTATTTCATTCACACGAACTTTATAGGGGCAGTGAAGGTCAACCCAGTTACCGTAAGACATCCCTACACCGGGTATACCGAAGGTTTTGGGTGAAATTTGGTCATTTGCAATGGTTGTCTTCGCTGCATAAGGTGGGGTGGAATCATATGTAAGTTTGCCGTGCCAATAAGCATCCGAGGCCGCTCCATTTTGATTATCTCCATCCTCATTATCTGTAGTATATTGGAATAATTGCCAAGGTGCGTATCGTTGATCAGCACCCTGGATTTCGGTGGGAAAACCAGAACCGTAATAATCACCCCCACTCGCCTTAAATATACCATGCCCAGGAATTTTGGTGCTTTCGGAATCCATTGGACCCGGGGGGAACACCCCAGTTCCCCTGAAATCGATGGTTTCATCTGCTACTGTTAGTGCACCCTTGGGCTCTGTCGTCCCTATCCCCACCCTCCCTTTGTAGAAGGTCACCGAAGACTTGGCGAGACCAAACTGGTGCTTTTGGGCATCCCAAAGTTCCTCCACCTCCTCGGGTTGGAGGTATTTATCGTAGACCCTAAAATTTGCAATCTTTCCATCGAAGGATCCACCCACACGGACCTCTGGGGTGGCTGGTAGGTGGAGAACTTCGGATACAGGTGTACCGAAAAATCTGATTTGAGATATTTGAATACGAGCTGTAGTACCACCATTTACCTTTGATATGACCATGGCAAACATGTTATAGGCCTTTGTAGTTGTGTCAGCATCATGATTTGATCCAAATGTTAAACCGCTCGCGGTTCTACCAGTTACCGATAAAACTTCAGTCCAATTAATATCATCGTTTGACCCGTATATTTTAAAATCTTTAATGTAATACGAGTCGTGGTCTCTGAGAGTCATATTTTTTAAGACAAATTGTCTAGGGCATTTAAGTTTCATATATTTACCATAATCGGTGTTAGATGCTAGACGCACACCAGACGTATTTGATTGTGAGTATACACCGTCATTATTAGGGTACCCATCATTATCTGCGGTTATCCACTGTAGGTCATCGCGCCTGAAAACACGCCATATAGGATAACCATTCTCATTATATTCTCTCCCCTCACCAGAAACTCTGAACCCACCTTCTTCGTAGTCATTCATCTCAAAATTTGGGAACTCGTCAAATTCCCTCTCACCAAAGTATTTAAGTTCTTGAATTGCCGTGTATATGTTTGTTGTGGTTTCTATAATTTCCTGTATGACAAGTCCCCAGTATTTGTAAAAATTATCTTTATTTGCTCCAGTCATAAGTTTACGCCCAAGAACATTTAGATCTGAGGCAGTCTGACCCGAAACCTGATGTACTATATCCCAAGTAGAATCATCGTTACTCCCGAGTATAGTATAGTTTAAAGGTAAACGCTTCACCTGACTAGAACGTGGTATCATATCATATGATTCCATACGAATGCGGTACGGAAATTTAAGTTTTAACCATTCACCTGTAACCCCGCCTAAACCATAGGAACTTCTATCTGCGTTATGTTGTCCATTTGTATAATGGGAACCAGATATCCAACCTTCGTTCACGGCGCCCCCATATTGACGTTTATCAAATGCATCCCATTGTTGGTAACTAGTATTATAGATAGAACTCCTCGTCACTTCATGTTGCTCTTGTATCACGGCACTCATCACAAATTCTGGATATTCCCTGACGCGTTCAGTTTTGTAGATGTACTCTGTTCCAATTTGACGGCCATCTAGGTATGCAGTTTTATATTTACCCTCACCCCCATATGCATACACGAGGTGATGCCATGTGTTTGAGGTTAGAACGTGATCTTCGCTTAATGGTTTCTTCCATGCTAAAAGTTGGTTCCGTGTTGTGGAAATTTTGGAGCAGGTGTTACCTTCTGGTGTTTCCGTGCCTATAACAAATAGAGAGTTGGTCTCCACATTTGTATGTAAGTTTGATGCGTTTAACCACATAGACACAGAGTGCACATTTGTGGTAAGGCTAATTGCGGTAGAATGTATATTACTTTCCGTAGAGCCATCGAGCACCCAACTTTTATCAGTGTCGTCGTAGGTGCTGTTATTTTCCGTCACTGTTAGGGTAGAACCACTGACGAGGTCGGTCGCTGTAGAACCTTGATTTCCGTCGAGGTAGAGAGAGAGACCTGTTGTCGCGGGTGTATTGAATACAGATTTAATTACTGTATCTACGGATGTATCACCGGTGGTGGTAATCGAGTTGATAACTGTTTCTTCTCTACCATAATATTCAAGTTCTGCTATACAGAGCTCTGTATCACTCACAGTCTTTTGAACTGAAATTACATAGTAATTATAGGCTGTGGTCAAAGTAGATGTTGGCGAGTATGTTGAACCATAATTGTATGCTGGTATGACCCCAGTTTCACTAATTAATTCAACCCAAGTAGAATCATCGTTGGAACCAAATATTTTGAATGTGGAGGGTGCATGGGTTCCAGAGCTCTCTTGTCGCGGTATAATTTTGACATGATCGAGAATAATTTTTTTGGGTAGTTTGAGTTTCAACCATTCCCCAGTTTCACCAGCGATAGATGCAGCTGGGGTGTATGAGTAGAGCCCACCACCACCATTATATAGAGCGGTAGTCCAAGAAGCGTCAGCCTGTCCATAACCCGCCATCCATCCCATATCAGTATCAACACGTCCATTAAATGCTCTAAAATTTCCAAAATGTGTTTCTGAAAACGCTGAACTACTTGATGTCACGACGTGTCCCTGAAAATCTGAACCCCGTAATAAAATATCTGGATATTTTTTGAGTTTGGGGTACGTTTGGACGACTTGGGTTCTTTCATGGGGGCTCACCTGTTCAAATATAGTTTCACCCCCAGTTAGGGTTGGTATGGCTTGTATGACCTTCCCCCCGTCGACGGTGAAGGATTCCGCGAAGAGTTGCCAATCTGAGAGGGCGACGTTGGCGTTATTCCCAGAGACCTTGGTTGTCACTATAGCGAATCTCCTATAGGACGCTGGTGCGTTAACGACAACTGTTTGGGTGTCTGAAACTGAGGAGGGAACGACATTTTCCCAATGTTTCAACTCTACCCAATTTGAGTTATCGTTACTGGCGTAGAGATTGGCACTCCCGGGGTAGGCCTCAACTGAGGATGGGGTGAGTTTCATATGACGGAGGACTGTTTTGTAGGGGAGGTAAAGGGATAACCATTCACCTTGTTGGGTAGACCCAGCAAGTTGAACGGAACCCGCGTAGGCGTTGGAGGTCCCCGTGTAGGTATCGTCACCGACCCAAGCCACAGAGGTACTCCCATCGAAGGCGTTCCATGTGTTTGACCCGGTAGCCAGATTTGAGGTTGTGAGGGTGTAGGTGCCATGGTTGGTCACCGTAGTGCTGTTAGCCGTTAGGGTGGAGGGTGGTTGTTGGGACACGACGGCCAACCTATTTGAGAAGAGCCCCGCGGAGTCCATCATCTCCCCAGTGCTTTGGTCGTAGGTCACCAAGTTTGCTGCGACATCTGCGACGCGGAGGGTGTCTACGAAGACGTTGGCGTCAAACTTGAGGCGTCCACCAGTTTCAAGGTTTGAGGTGGTATGGAGGTTCCCAGTGATCGCGGTGTTCCCGAGGACTTCCAGATCCCCCGATGTTGCGGTTATATTTCCACCAACTAAGATGTTTGCAGTTGTTTGGAGCCCCGTGGTGGGATTTTGGAGGATGATAGTGTCTGTGGTTGTATTGTTCTCCCCAGTCACGTGGTTGAGGCCGTGGGACGCGACGACTGCAAAGTTCCCCAGTATGAGGGTATTCGCGACTGAGACGTTCCCGACTACAGCGAGAACATTAGATCCTGTATCTTCGACATGGAGGTTGGACCCCACACTGAAATCGTGTGAGGGAGACGAGTTCTGAATTCCGAGATTCCCCTCGAAAAACTGAATATTCGTGCTGACCATCTCTGTTGATATAAGGGTATAAAATAAATGTCTAACGATCATCCACAATGATAGGTGCATCCCACATATGCAGCAGTCCAGACGGCGTTTGCTTCATCTGTGACAGTTCCGTCCGTCGTGAGGTACCTAAGGTGGTACGACTTCTCGGTCCGCTCTGTATCTTCCCACTGAATACGACCATATTGGTCTAAATCGTTCTCCCCATTCTCTTTCTTCTTTATAACTTGGACTGGTAGGTCCACGGGGTTGAAATCACAATCCATGGTGATCTTGGCCACCGTGTAGTTGTGGAGGATGTCGTCATCTTGTTTTTGGGTGTACCCGGACACATTAGATGTGGTGAGGTAGTCTCCGGAAACGACAGCGCCGTTGGTATTCACAACCCATACAGCTCCCTCACCCAGGGAGTTTACAATAACCTTTTGGTCCCCAATTTCCTTGGTGGACATCACAATAGTGGCACCTTGGGTCTGATTACGGGTGGTACCATCACCACTTTCAAAACGATCTACGACCCCGAATACACTGCGGTCGTTTTGGCTTTCCGAGAGGGACACGACGGGGAGGGCTTCACTCGACCGTATGGCCCGTGAACCTGTTGTCAGAGGGCCGTTTAGGGTGGTGTACCTATTTTTATTGGCGGAAACCACCAAACCTTGGCTCATGGGGCCCTCTGGGGAGCAGAGGTGCTGCCCCGTGAAGGACAACGTCGTACCAAAAACTGAAATTGGACTTGAAACTTCGAGGGAATGCTCCAAATTATAAAAATGAATACTACCGTTGGTATTACCGGTATTATTTGAACCAAGTTGATGAACGAGGAACTTGGTCCCTGAAATGTTCACAAACTGGCCAAAGTAGTAGCCTAACAATCCCCCTAGGAATCTTTTTGTCAGTGACCAGCTTGTACCGTCCCTCGTATAAACGTTCACAGCGCCACTATTCGTTCCACCAGTGCCGGTGTCGGTCTTCATCCCAACTATGATGTGGTCGTCTGTCATAGAAATATGCTTCCCCATGTACCAGTTCATAATACTGACGGGCTGCTGCAGCGACAGTGACCATGAGCCAAGGTTTGGGTCCCGCTTATATATGTACATCCGATTACCGTTTCCACTGGAAAAGTTCGGATAGCCGTCGTCGCTACTGACCACGATGCAGTCGCCTGAAATTGCCGCAGCGTAGCCGAAGAACTCCTCATAATGGTTGTTTCCTGAGAGTGTCTGCTGCAGCGACCATGTGCTAGTTGCGGGGTTCCGTGCGAATACTTTCACGCGCCCATCGTTTTTCCTCGCACCATTACTATCTCCGGGGTGCAACCCGCCGAATGGATAAGACGCAATGGCGTAGTCGCCTGAAATGGCCACGGCATGGAGGTTGCCAGTGTTATCGTGCGAATCTGTGAACATCACCTGTTGTGACCACACCAGATCGTCCACGGGGTTCCGTGTAAATATGGAAATCGAGTTTGACCCAGCCCTGGGGGGCGCCACCCCCGCGATGACGTAGTCGCCTGACACATCCATAAATGCACCAAACGATGACACACCCGACGGCGCCATAAGCTTTGTGTGAAATAACCACGCGCCATTTGAGGGGTTTCGTTTATATACATATATTACACCACCACCTTCGTATTGGGCTGTGACATATAAATAATCTCCTGAAAGGGCTATGTTCTGACCCCAGTAGGTCTCATTTCCGCTCGCTGAGCCGTTGCGGGCGTTGGCGGGTTCAGGAATCGAATATTTCACATTCCATACATTTTTATCGTATTCGTAGACATTTATTACCGCCGGGTAGGTCGTCTGGGTCGACGCCGGTATGATAGTTAAAGGGATGGCAGCTCTGTTTCCATCTATAGTAACCACGTTATAAGCTCTGCTTGCTACGTTCAGATAAGCTGCTATGCCGCCCATAGTCGGGAATACAATATCCGGAGGACCAACTTCTTTTAATTTAACCCAAGTTTGATTTAGACTTTTGTTTAAATCTATAGAATCTATACGCATTGGTCCATTTACATCCAATGTCGCTTGGGGGATGCTTGTCCCTATACCAACCCTAGTCAAGCTGGTATCTACATAGATGTTCGCTGTACCAATTTCGAAGATGGTGGAATTGAATGTTTGTTTATCGACAATTGGAATGTTATAATTAAAGACTTTCACCTTCCCCGAATCTGCATTACTTCCATATGCACCGATAGCCAGTTGTGTACCATCACCAGATAAGGACACCGCGTTCCCCGAAAACTCGCTCACAACATCGCCATCTATATCCAATCCAATTTGGTTCCAGGCGCTCCCAGACCAGTCAAAGGTCCTCACATGGCCCGCATTGGAACCACCCGCATCATTTTCACCAGAACCAACTGAAAGCCGGGTACCATCTGAAGATAACGATACAGATATTCCAAAACTATCATTGGCTGCTTCACCATATAGAACTGAACCCACCAGAGACCACGTCCCACTACTGTATTCCAAAACATGAGCCGCACCTATATTAGTTAAAGCTCCGAGTGACGTTTCTGGAGCACCGATTGCGACGCGTGGTATTCCACCGTTTACCACCAAGTCAATAGACCGCCCAAATTCACCGGAACCGGTTATATCTGCACCCACCTGAGACCAAATAGTAGCATTGTGAGAGAAAACTCGACAGTAATTTCCACCATATGCACCTACAGCGAGGTATGAACCATCACTTGTTAAAGACACCGCCGACCTTCCAAAAAGATCCCCGGAACCTAAAGTACCTTCCAAGGGCGCCCCTCCTGAATTTGGTACATAGCTCCATGTGCCACCAATGTCTTGTAAAACATCAACATATGACGATATCTGAACTGGTTTGTGGAAGACCCTCACGTGGCCCGCCCATGTACCACCACCGTCGTTTAGGAGGCCCCCCGATGCGACACGTCTTCCATCTGAAGAGAGGGCAACGGACCTACCGGACATGTCCCCAGCCGCCTCACCGTCTAGGTCCAGCCCATCTTGGACCCAGGTATTTGTTGCTTGATTATACTCAAAGACCCTCACGTGGCCCGCATTGGAACCATTGCCGTCGTTATGGTAGGCCCCCACAGCGAGACGTGTTCCATCCGAAGACAAATCGATGGACCAACCGAACTCGTCCAAAGCCGCCTCACCGTTTAGGTCCCCCCCAACCTGGGTCCAGGTTTCATCATCTTCGTCCCAGTCGAAGACCCTCACGCGGCCGTCGTTAACGCCAGTGATGTCTCTGCTGGGCGCCCCCACAGCGAGACGTGTTCCATCCAAAGAGAGGGCAACGGACCAACCGAAATTTTCCCCAGGAAAAGCGTCCTCACCATCTATGTCTGCCCCAAGTTGGGTCCATGTCCCACTACTCTCCTTGTAGACCCTCACGTGGCCCGCACCGTTGTTGTTGTTGTACGCTCCCACTGCGAGGCGTGTTCCATCCGAAGAGAGGTCGACGGAGTGACCGGACTGGTCCCCAGCCGCCTCACCATCTATATCGGACCCAACCTGGGTCCAGGTGCTCCCGACCAAGTCGAAGACCCTCACGTGGCCCGAGTCTGCACCGGCTGTGCCGTCGTTTGAGGGACCTCCCACCGCGAGACGTGTTCCATCTGAAGAGAGGGCGACGGATATACCGAAATGGTCCGCCCCCTGCTCACTGTCTATGTCTGCCCCAACTTGGGTCCAGGTGCTCCCGACCAAGTCGAAGACCCTCACGTGGCCCCCACCGCTGACGTGTAGGTAGCCCCCCACAGCGAGACGGGACCCATCCGAAGAGAGGGCGACGGACCAACCGAACTGGCTCCCAGCCGCATCATCATCTATATCGGACCCAACCTGGGTCCACGCACCTCCGACCAAGTTGAAGACCCTCACGTGGCCCGAATTGGAACCACCACCGTCGTTGTTGGGGGCCCCCACAGCGAGACGTGTTCCATCCGAAGAGAGGGCGACGGAGGTACCGGAATTGTCCCCAGCCGCCTCACCGTCTATGTCCGCCCCAAGTTGGGTCCAGGCAGAGGGGATTAAGTCGAAGACCCTCACGTGGCCCGCATCGGAACCATTACCGTCGTTTAGGAAGGCCCCCACAGCGAGACGGGACCCATTCGAAGAGAGGGCGACGGAGCTACCGGAACCGTCACCACCCGCCTCACCGTCTAGGTCCACCTCAACTTGGGTCCAGGCGCCCCCGACCAAGTCGAAGACCCTCACGTGGCCCGAATTGGAACCACCACCGTCGTTGTCGGGGGCCCCCACAGCGAGACGTGTTCCATCCGAAGAGATGGCGACGGAGGCACCGGACTGGTCCACAGCCGTCTCACCGTCTATGTCCACCCCAACTTGGGTCCAGGTTTCATCATCTTCGTCCCAGTCGAAGACCCTCACATGGCCCGCGTCTGTACCATTGGCGTCGTTGTAGCTCGCCCCCACAGCGAGACGTGTTCCATCCGAAGAGAGGGCGACGGACCTACCGAACTGGTCCCCAGCCGCCTCACCATCTATGTCTGCCCCAAGTTGGGTCCACGCCCCACTACTCTCCTTGTAGACCCTCACGTAGCCCGCATCGGAACCAGGGCCAGGTCCGTCGGTGGCACCCACAGCGAGCCGTGTTCCATCCGAAGAGAGGGCGACGGAATAACCGAAATAGTCCCCAGCCGCCTCACCATCTATGTCTGCCCCAAGTTGGGTCCATGTCCCACTAATCTCCTTGTAGACCCTCACGTAGCCCGCGCCGTCGCCGAACTGGCTGGTGGCTCCCACTGCGAGTCGTGTTCCATCCGAAGAGAGGTCGACGGACCAACCGGACCGGTCCCCAGCCGCCTCACCGTTTATGTCCCCCCCAACTTGGGTCCAGGTTTCATCATCTTCGTCCCAGTCGAAGACCCTCACGTGGCCCGCGTCTACACCATTGGCGTCGTTGGAGTACGCTCCCGCTGCGAGGCGTGTTCCATCCGAAGAGAGGGCGACGGATATACCGAAAAAGTCCGATGATTGAATTGCGTTGAACGGAGCGCCGTCTATGTCCCCCCCAAGTTGGGTCCACGCACCTCCGACCAACTTGTAGACCCTCACGTGGCCCGAATTGGAACCACCACCGTCGTTTGTGGTGGCCCCCACTGCGAGTCGTGTTCCATCCGAAGAGATGGCGACGGAGTAACCGGAATTGTCCCCTGCCGCCTCACCGTCTATGTCTGCCCCAACTTGGGTCCAGTAAGTAGTCGGTGCATCCTCGATATATTTAGTACCACCGACCGATAGATATTCCCCATTACCCGACAAAGATACAGTGTCTGCGAAGAATATACTGTCCCCCCCACTTGGACCAGTCTGATAATAAATCTGTGTCCAGGTTTGACCATTAAATTCAAATACGCTCACCTTACCGCGACTCGATGTTGAGGAGTCGTACCACTGTGGTGAACTAATCGCTACCCGAGACCCATCCGCGCTCAATGACACATAAAATCCTTTTAATTCACCCTGTATATCTCCCTTAATATCCTGTCCCAACTTTGTCCACACCCCCAAACTGTATTCGTAAATGCGTACATATCCAATTTGGGTCAAAAGTGGACCATCAACCTCGGGAGCCCCTATTGCTACACGGGTTCCGTCGTTGGACATCGATACTGACCACCCGGACTTATCTCCTGGTAGTTCACCATTAATATCAGAGCCAGTCTGTCTCCAACTCCCTTGTGCAGAAACAAATGACGTTTGTGTGAATAAATTGGAATTGGTGTATAAATTACCCGATATATTGAGATCCCCACGGATGTCTAGGGTGTGTGCAGGTAGATTAGTTCCTATACCAATTTTGTTTGTCTCTGTGTTTACATATAGGTTTGCTGCACCAATCTCGAACACACCATCTTTTATTGTCAATTTGGATTTTGGAATCTCATATACACGGAAATAGCTGTTAGCATTACCACTTTTAGATGTACTAATTACATGTGTACCATCTTCGGAAAGGGAAACTGCCCACCCAAATTGATCACCAGTTGCATCACCGACGATATCGCCACCAATTTTAACCCAACTACCTTCCTTGTATTCGTAAAGACGGGTAAGTCCCGCATTTGTACCCCCAGAGTCACTTTTTGGGGCACCGACAAGTAGACGGTTTCCATCATTGGAGAGTGAGATGGAATGACCGGTCCATTCATCTGCGCTACCACCATCTATGTCTGTACCCACCTGAGACCACACCCCATCACTGTAAGTGTATACTCTTACATGACCCGCGGCGTCGCCGGCTCCATCGTTTGTATGTGCACCAATTGCAACCACTGTACCATCACTGGAAAGTGATACGGATTTCCCAGAAGAGTCCGCTGCAGCTTCGCCATCTATGTCTGAACCCACCTGAGACCATGACCCACCACTGTAATTGTATACCCTGACGTGACCGGCACCGCTACCGTTATTGGTTGCGCCAATGGCTACATAGGTGCCATCGAGTGATATAGAGACGGACCCCCCAAACAAATCTCCAGCGGCTTCACCTGCTATTGTAGTTCCAAGTAAAGTCCAGGTTCCCGAAGAATATTCATACATGGATACATTGCCATTGGTGGTACCGGGTATACCAACGGCTACAATTTGACCATTACTTGACAGCGAGACAGAGAATCCAGCTTTCTGATTCACCCCACTACCGATAATATCATCACCATATTTAGCCCATGCACCCACCTGGTACTTGTAAATACGTACACGACCCGCGTCTGCACCACCCTCATTATTGTATGGTGCACCGATAGCTACATGGGTACCATCTGAAGATAGAGAAACTGAATATCCAAATTGATCACCACTTCCACTCCCAGCTACATCATCACCATTTTCACCAGTTATATCCGAACCCAGTTGTGTCCACGTTCCATTGGTGTAGGTGTATATGCGCACAAACCCCGGGTCTGTCCCCGTATTTTGGATACATCCTATGGCTACAATTGTACCATCCGATGATATGGATGTGGAAAATCCAAAATCAACACTGGAAGTTACATTCACATCGGCACCCACCTTATTCAACACCAAGTCTGGATATTCCAGGGATAGCAATGAATTGTTGTACAGATTACCAGATAGATTGATATCTCCATCCACATCGAGTGTATGTGATGGGGTTGCGGATCTAATACCAACACTTCTGGTTGAGGAGTTCACAAATAAAGTATTCCCAGATTCAAAATCCGCGGTCCCCAAGTTTACAAAGGTGGTCACACTTTCTTTATAGACTCTGACACTACCTATATCTGTGCCACCATCGTCGTTCAAGTTTGCACCGACGACAACCTGTGTACCATCCCCAGATATTGCCACGGATTTACCAAAATTGTCGCCGACATATTCACCCGTTATGTTAGGGATTATCTTATTCCAAATACCTGAGCCCGCGAAAAAATTGTAGACTCGAACATTTTCCACCCCGATGGCACTTGCAACCAATCTATTGCCATCGTTAGACAATGAAACATCCCACCCAAATTGATCTCCCTCACCCTCACTCTCAATACCTGGACCCACCTTTGACCACCTACTGTCTGAATATCCATATACGTTTACACTATTATGCCCACCGATAGCCACGCTGGTACCATCACTGGACATGGAGACGGATACTCCCAATTTATCCCCAGCCGTTTCCCCATCTATCGAGTTCCCCAACTGTGTCCATGAACCACCCGTGTACTCGTATACACGAACCTGTCCGAAAAGGAAATTAGAAACACGAATCATGGTGTCTCTAGGTGGTATATAACCGGGTGTGTATCCATTCAGGGACAGTATGGTTGCCACGGATGTTCCGTATAGAATCTCCAGAGCTGTAAAGGTATCTTCATCTCTCCATCTGTGCAGTGCCAATTTGTCTCCATCACTTTGGTACGCGCCTATAGCTACACGGGTACCATCATCCGACATTGAGACTGACCATCCAAAGTTGTCGCTAATTGCGTCACCGTTGATGCTGGAACCCACCTGTGTCCAGACACCTCCCGTGTACTGGTATACTTTAACACGACCAGACTGGTACTTACCTGAACCACTACTACCCGGTGCCCCTGTGGCTACAATCCAGGAGGGTGAGGCTGTTCCCCGAGCGAGTCCTACGGACCACCCAAACTTATCACCCACTGTTTCACCAACGATATCGGTGCCTATTTTATTATAACTAACACTACCATCGTATTCGTATATTCGAATGACACCTGTGTTTGTGTTGTAGCTATACCCACCTGCGGCTATAGTATGTCCATTATTTGACATAGAAACCGCAGAGCCCGAAGATGGATCATCTATATCACTTGTACCTCCACCAAGTAAGTTCCATGAGCTCGTTGAAGTACTGTACGTGTATACGCGCACGTGTTCCGCGTTGGGGGCACCGATGGCTAAAAATAAACCATCTTCGGAGGTGGCCACTGCAAACCCTGAGTTATCCCCAGCGGCTTCACCATCGATATCTGTTCCCAATTGAGACCAGGATGTCGTACTCTTAAATACGTTGCCTGTGAATGTTATATCTCCCTCTACGTGGAGGGCTGAGGTTGGCACCACCGTCCCTATCCCAAAGTTCCCCAAGGAGTCCAACTTGACACGTTCGAGACCCCGAGTTTTTAGAGTTATATTTTGATTAGAAATGTTTGAGGTTGAACCACCCATAGAGATTTCAGAGACCTTGGAGGTCGCTGGATTTGAGGTTTGACCAGCTTGTAGTTTGAGTCTATGACCCCCATCTTCGACGGTGGCTTCAGTCTCCTCTGTGTCTGCATGTAAAAGGCTTGTTCTGGGAATGGTAAATGTTAGATCTACATCCTGTTCCACACCAACTTGGTCTGTGCGTGTAGCTGATTGTATAGGCTTGGCGTCTAATGCCCGCGTGTAAATTTGTTCTGCGAGTACAAGACTTCTCGGCATCACCACTTACCATAGTATCCGAAAGTTATTTGACATGGATGACACCATCTCAGAAGACTTTTAGTTTTATGTGATACATCTTACCTTAGTATGTGAATGTAACTTCATCTACACCACCTTCAGTTATTTTTACAACTTTACCATCACTGTGTTCTGAAATGAATTCGATAAATACGTTGTAATTCCCCAGCTGTGATAGCGTCCCCGATGGTTTAATAAAGAGGGTTGTTGGATTGGTCGTCACAACCGAAGACCATGGGTTTGTATTCGTGTTTCCAAATACAGAGGCAGGGCCCTTGGCTACATTCAGGGGTGTCCCACCAGTTCTATGTCCACCACTTGCTTCTATGGATATCGTACTCACTTCATTATCGGCTTGGATCAGGTGAGCTACGATTTTAGCGTAGAATACATGTTGTGAAAAAACGATTCCAATAGTTGCTGCCGTTGGGGTAGCTCCACTTCCCATATCACCCGTGAAGCTGTACGTTTTTTTAGTGACACCCCCCGTGTTTGTAATGATACCACCGGTTGCTATGAATGCAGTATCGGTGTTTGTAAACTGGATCACATTGGATGTGGTGTTTCCATTATCAGAGACATCTTGGAGGGTAGTGACGAGCCCGGTGAGTTTGCTTCCATCACCGTAGTAGCTATCTGCCACCACATTTCTAGTGACGACGAGGACATTGGACCCCACATCGTCGACGTAGAGGTTGGATCCTACATTTAGAGTGTGGTTAGTTGATACATTGGCTATACCGACATTTGAGGACGTCGTAAGTTCCCCGAGAACATCCAGGGTTTCGTTAAAGGTTGCATTATTTTGAACGACAAGATTACCTCTTAGATCTATGAGCAATCTATGATCCGGATCTTCGTAGTGTAAGATGTGATTGTCGGTGAATGTGTTTTGTGTGTAGCTCATAGAAAATCTATGTTCATCGGCGTGGTAGATGAGGGCAACGTTGGCGTACTCCCCGTCGTCTTTATGTTCCATCATGATACCCGTGTCCAGGTTGTGGACGGCATTATTCGCCCCGATACCGAAAATACGATCTTCTATGGTGACACTTGTAGATGACACGACTGTGTTGTTACCACCGAGTGTTATGTTCCCCAAAAATTCAGCTTCGGATGCAGAGATTACATAGGTCCCCCCAGAGGTTACGTAGACTGGTGATTGAATAAATGTGCCATCATTGTCGACCATGGGTAGGTATTTATTGACGGAATCTGCGAGACCAGATACGGAGATGTTTGAACCAACTTCCAGGTTCGCGGTGGTCACTAGACCGGTGGTGGCATTTGTAAATTGAATTGTATTTGAGGTGGTGTTCCCAGTGTCTGTGACCTGTTGGAGGGTTTGGAGTTTGGTCAGAACGTCTGCGGGATCCATTTTTTCAAATGTGTTTCCGCCACCATTTGTATAGATGTGTGGAGGTTGGGTGGTGACTACCTGAGCGTTTGGAATGGCATTTACACGACCAACGCCGGTGACATCAATGACACCCGTAGATGCGTGAGGTTTAACTACGAAACCAACATTCTGAATGAGATCAGTTTCAGCTTGAGGTGCCACATTTGAGATACCACCAGCTACGACGTTACTCACATAGACGGTTTCACTAGATACGAAGTCGTCTGTGTTTAACCCATCGGCTCTACCAAATGTGACGATAAGACCGACATCATTTACAGTCAAATCTTGATAGGCTACACCCAATGCGGGCATGGTGGTTGAACTATCCGATCGAGCTTTCCGTACATCGACAATATTATTACCCGTATGCCCTACCCCATATACGACATCACCTTTACTTATTGTTTCTAGTGCCTTAGCTTCTAAAAATGTATGATTTTGTAGCTGATTGGTCCAATTTGTGCCATCGTACACGAGTATATCTTCATTTTGGGCGGTGGTCAGTGTTACGTTTGCCAATTGATTCAAATTTACTTCGACATTGGAGATGAGGTCAGTGGTGAAGGCGGTGTGTGCATTGGTGAATTGGAGGGTATTGGAGGTGGTGTTTCCATTGTCGGATACGTCTTGGAGGGTCGTGACGAGACCAGTGAGTTGGCTACCATCACCTAGGTAGGTGGTGGCTGTTACATTCCCACCCACGACGATGTTACTCACCGTGACTAGACCCGTGGTTGGGTTTGTAAACTGAACCACGTTGGATGTGGTATTCCCCTGATCGACGATGTCATTTAATGTTGCTGCGATGTTGGATAGGAGTCCACCATCACCTAGAAATGTTGTGGCCGTCACATTGCCACCAACCACTATGTTACTATCGACTACGAGTCCCGTGGTTGGGTTTGTAAACTGAACCACGTTGGATGTGGTATTCCCCTGATCGACGATGTCATTCAATGTTGCTGCGATGTTAGAGAGGAGTCCACCATCACCCAAAAAGGAGGTGGCTGTCACATTACCACCAACCACTATGTTACTATCTACAACGAGTCCCGTGGTTGGGTTTGTAAACTGAACCACATTTGATGTGGTGTTTCCATTGTCGGATACATCTTGAAGGGTCGTGACGAGCCCTGTGAGTTTGCTTCCATCTCCATAGTAGGACCCGGTTGTCTGTACATTCCCGGTGACGACGAGGACGTTGGAACCCGTGTCGTCTACGTACAGGTTGGAGCCCACATCCAGGGTGTGTGAGGGTGCACCGTTAGCTATACCAACATTGGAGAGGGTTGTAAACCCCACGAGTGTATTATTAAACGACACTGTATTTGAAGTGACGTTTCCATTTTTTACGGCTGCTTCGAGATCAAAGTCCAAGATATCCTCTGCGACAGCGCCAGAGTCCATGACTTCTTTGGTGGTCTGGTTGTATGCGAGAATCGTGATACTCCGATCTCCCAAATCTGTGCGTTGGCGGAGGGGTGTCATGTAGACTGAGCCCTCGGATGAGGCATTGATGGCTTGATCACTGGCATTGAAAACAATTGTATTTTCAGCCTGATCTTCTAAACAATTTTTACCAAACCTAATTTTAGTGGATCTCTCCACGGTCGGTAAGTTCTTAACCATTTAATATAGATTGGTATTTTAATTTGCGTACAGGAGACCGGCCATACCATTTTCCACCCGAAGTATATTGTAGTTGACTGCGTATATGGGGTGATTGATGGGCATCGTTTCGCTCATTATTTTGACTGAATTGAGGCGACTAAAATTGAGTGTCCCGGTGGGTTGGAGGGAACTTGTTGAAAGACAAAAACAGTATAGAAAAAAGTCGGGTGAAGTCACAAAGTTTGTGTGATAATAGTTCATGACATCTATAAAATGTGGTTTCCCCCACCTATAGTTGCTCACATCGATCCCATTGATGTTCAACTTTACTTTATTTTGGGGGGAAGTGAGGGCGCCGTCTGTCGTGGTGTCTGAGGATGCGAGGTATTTCACTGGGTGATTGAATGTGAGTTCTTGAATGAGTTGGTGGGAGGCGATATTCTTTTGGACTTGGGTGATGAGAAGATCATGTTTTCGGGTGGCGAATTGACCCCGTTCTTCGTTATCCAGGTAATAATAGTTTGCAAATAATTCCACGTTGTAAGAGCTGGCGGCTGGTCCCCAGTGAATTCTGATCTCAACATTGTGGTAATTTAGGGCTACTAGGGGGAGTGCACACTGTGGTCCCTCACAGAAGAAGAACCGTAGGGGGTAAAAGTACGATCGAGCACTCACCCCAGGGTGTGTGCCACTTGAACTTTTAGAGACGTTTTGGGCGAACGTATCGATGGCAATTTTTTCGGTAAAGATTGAATCTTGGCAATCTATGACGGAGCCGCCGATGAGAAGTTCCACTTTATCGATGATGGTGTCCCACCTCTGTATATCGAGGGCTTGGGTTGTATCATCCATAGTAAAATACGCGTACCCGAGAAGATCGCCAGAACGTTCGAATTGAACGCTGGACATCGAATTGTTTTTCACCGCTCCATGGATGGTTTGTTTTTCGATGGACTGTGAAAAATTAGCATGTCTTTTGAATGTTGAACTAAAGAAGGATATTTCCGGGTTGCCCACAATATATTCATCCTGGGCACCTATAGCGATCAATTGAACAATACCAGCAGACATGGTATACTACTCTAAGGGGAGAAAATTACAGATTGGGTTTTCTACACACGAAGCGGAGGACTATAAAATTATTTTCGGCGGGACTTGGTGGTTTAATGAGAAGACCATCCTGATTTCTTATTTTAACTGTTAAACGACTAATTGTTCGAATGGGATTTATATACTGGGTTACGATTGGATAGTTGTCTCTAAAACTAATTATTCCAATATCATCAGTTGTTACGAGGCTCGCAAAAGAACCCCTTATCATACTCATGTCAGACTGCCCCGTGAGAACATTTGATGCTCGGTCAGAGAAAATGGAATCAAGTTCTTCTATAGAAATATAGCAGTGTTCACTCCCATTTGACGGGGTAACTGTGTTAATTCGAGCGGCAATAAGTCTAGCCTGAACAACATTGTGAAGTGGTTGGTTCAAAAAACATGTAAATGTATTTGCACTGGACTGACCAATTGTATCAACTGTAATTGTGTGATACTCATAATTGAGATCAGGAATCATCTCTGTTGGCGATGTGATGAGAGCCATATATAGTTAGTTTAGATTAAAGATCCACCGATTCCTTCGACAATCTTATAGGAAGCATGGTCACCTACAAGCTTTTGGGCGCCACAGAGACCACCTGGGGTTAGGCTCTTGGTGTAGGGGCTGTCTTCCTTACCGGATCCTGGTACACAGTCCATGCGGTTCTCGAGGTCGAAGATGGATTCATCGCTGACAATCTCGATCTCGATTGGCTTGGGCTGGTATTTGCTGCTTTTCCTCATGATACCTAGAACAGATATGATTGAGAAAAGTATGACGATGGAAGTGATAGCATTCCTATTGGTCTTATTGAACTTGAACATTTATAATGTATCAACATTTTTTATAAACTGCGTTAAAGGTAATTTTTTTAGTTTCTACATAGAGAGTAGATGGATGAAGAAATAGTCATCGACCGCGGACACACGACTGTAATGAAATTAGACGCCGATGAACAGGCCCTGATGGATGAGATTGAAATTTCAGCCCCACGTCCTCAGCCGGTCCCCAGACCCGCTCCCTATCGACCCCAAAGACCTGTCCACCAAGAACAGGAAACGATGGATGCCTTTGTAAACCCCAATAAGCAGACGGCCCCACGGCAACCTATGCAGGAGGAGGAGATTGATTATGGTGAGGATGAACCTATGTTTTATGATGATGGGGAGCCCCAAATGAATGGCGCACCCCCAGGTGAGCAACCCTCTAAGGGATACACATCGGTGGATGAGGAGAAGTCCGATCTCATCAACAAGTTGGCACGCCTCGAGAAGAAGGGATTCGCTGTGAACAAACGCCTGAATGCATACTCAAATGTGGAGGAACTCAGGGCTGAGGTTAAGAGGATTACCTACAGCATAGATGTGGAGCAGTCTATTCGTTTCTCTAGGCGAATGCTGGTGGCGTGTGTGACTGGTCTCGAATTCCTCAATAAGAGGTACAACCCTTTCGAGATTCAATTAGAGGGGTGGTCTGAGTCTATCATGGAGAATGTTGACGACTATGATGGTGTATTTGAGGAACTCTACGTCAAGTATAGGTCAAAGGTCAGTGTAGCTCCAGAGGTCAAGCTCATCATGATGTTGGGTGGGTCGGCCATGATGTTCCACCTGACCAACTCGATGTTCAAGTCGGTGATGCCCAACATGAATGATGTGATGAAGCAGAACCCAGACCTAGTCAAGAATATGATGAACGCTGTTCAGAATACAACACGAAACCCTGGGGGTCCAGCGACAGAGGCCCCAGTTGGTGGGACTGGGCAGTATGAAATGCAGGGCCCAGGTCTAGACATTTCCAGTTTAATGGGTGGTATTATGATGCCCCCACCACCCCCGATGAACACGACACCCCCCACAATCCAAGAAGAAGAAGACGTCTCCGACATCATGTCCGTATCAGGTGACTCTACAGGTGGTGAGGTTAAGGAGGTCAATGTGGGGTCCACAAAGGCTAAGAGGACCAGACGAAAAAAGAAGACTGAAATTAATCTCTAAATACTATATAAATGATAGCGTACTGTCCGCTTGAGGAGGTAGATCCTCCCGTCCGACAACAGAAAGTTGTCGAAGAACCGGTGGAACCTAAGGAGCCAACGGTTGGTCGCGAAGAAACTGAAATGAATTACGTCATCATGGGTTTCATTGTCGGCGTGATTATTCTCGCCGTCTCTGATTCCATCAGGGCGTAAATGTATTGAATCTACCTTGGGGTGTCCCCCCAAGTTAGTTTCCAAATAAGATACCTGCCATCCCATCTTTGATTCTCAAAATGTTGTAGTTAACGGCATATACGAATATAGATTCATCCGTTCTATTTATACCTCTCACTGCGTTCCGGATAATAAGTTTAGCGTTGTCGATACGACTGAAGTTGCACGTCCCAGTTGGACTGTATTCGGATGCATTTAAACAAAAGTGTGTTGTGTAAAATCTCGTATACAGCATAGCTTTGTTTACGGGGTCATATACAATTTGACCAAATTTGGATTTGAAATAATTCTCAATTGTGTGAAAGTACATGGGATTCATGGATTCCAATAGGGGTGTACCATTGAGGTGAATGTCACATGTGTCAAATGAGAAACGGTCATTTATATAGTCACTACCCGTTGTACTGAACCCGAAGAACAAAGACTTCACTGGATGATTAAACTGTGAAATATCTAAACTGTTGTAGTTGGATTCGCTAAAATCTATGGGAAACTCCACCCGTTGTACCTGTGTAACCACCATATCTAACTGACGCTTAATTATTGCCTCCCTTTCATCTGTATCCAGGTAAATATAGTTTCCATACAGAGTGATTTTTTTCTGCGCGGGGGTGGGGCCAGCCACATTATAGTGTGCGTCATCGAAATTGATTCGTAGTTCAACTGTGTGATTCTGTAAGGCTACGAGGGGAAGCACAGTCCCACCGTCACAGAAGAAAAAGTGGAGGGGAACGAAGGCGATGTTTCCTATGTTCGCCTTTGTATTTATTTCCTGTGATTTCGTGTACGTTCCTGCCAAATAATTCGGCCATATATCACTACCGTAGTCATAATGATGGGAATCCACCTTTTGACCACCTATATAGAGATCGATTGTCGAATTGTAAAAGAGATTCGAAGATATGTTACTTTCACCGGTACCTTGGAACCATAGACCATTTATGATATCACCGTATACTGGAATCGTTATCGAGTTGTCGGTGTTTGTTATATCCTTAATCAACTTGGGGGCTTGTGAAAAGTTTGTATGCCTCGCAAATTTTGTTCGAAAAAATGAATGACCATCATCACTGGTGAGATAAACATCTTGCACACCCTTAGAAACAAGTTGTATTAATGCACCAGACATTTATTTATTAATTAGATTATAAAAATAGACACTTTCCCTGAGGGAAGTCATCCTTCTTCTTTTCTTCTCCACCCTTTCCATGAATTTTGAACCCACCTTGGCGATACACCTTCATTCTCTTATAGTACATTGCTGTAAAGACTGACCATGGGTCGTGGATGTCGTAAATGTGGGGGTTATTCTTTTTACCCTTGGTCTCCCTCATGATGCGTCCAATACTTTGAACAATGTCAGACTTTGGGGAGGCCAAGATGACCGTGTCTAGGGTTGGTATATCTAAGCCTTCATGGGCTTGACTGAATGTCGCGAAGATGATCTTCTTCTTGGAGGATTCTTGGAGATCCTTCTCCTTCATACCACCCATGTAGAGCCCAGAGCTCTTTGGAAAACATTGGTGAAGAAATTCACAATGAAATCTTCTATCGCTTAAAACGAGGAGTTGCCTCGTTCCCGCTGAAGCCTTTTTTACGAGTTCTGCCAACATTTTGTTCCTATTTCTGTCTTCGACCAACTCTGTGATCATATTGGGCATAGAGATCTTTCCATTCCTCATAGAGGGTGGGGGGTTGCGGTAATTGAAGCATTCGTAGGTGACTGTAAATACCTCCACCTGTTCCTGATTTTTCCTCTCGACGGCGAAGAATGTGGGTCCCATGAACCAGTGGAGGACTTTGGTGAGTCCATCCTTCCTCTCTGGGGTTGCAGAGAGACCGAAAATATGCTTTGGACACAACTTGAAGAGAGACTGACTGAATACTTTGGCGCATATATGGTGGGCTTCATCTACAATGAGGGTCCCAACACTTTCAAAGTCCGAAAAGCTGTACTCCTTTAGGGAAAGAGATTGTAACATGGCGATGACAAAGTCACAGTCAACCTGTTTCTTATCCTGTTGGACGACACCAACTGTAGCCCCGGGACAAAACTGTTGGATTCTCTCCCTCCACTGATCAGCTAAGAACTGTTTATGAACGACAATCATGGTCCTGTAGCCCAACTTACACGCTATTGCCAGGGATACGGTGGTCTTCCCAAAACCACACGGGAGTGAGAGAACGCCATGACCCGCCTTAAGAGCTGCAGCAAGTGCTTCGTTTTGGTGTGTTGCGTCTCGAAGGGTACCGGCAAACTTCGTTCTAATCCGGGTGGGTTGGGGTCTTCGGTCCTCCTTGGGTTCACCAAGTTTCTCGACACCATAGAAGCGCGGGACACAGATACCATTTTTAGTCGTTTTAAAAACTTTAAAAGGTGGTGGCGGAAATCCATAATCTCCATTGACTATAGGTCTTACGGTAAGTTCTTTTTTAATTTCTTGGAGGGGTCCCCCACCCGTGAGGTACCCAGTTCTAGTGAGAACTGTCATATCCTTAAATATCATAGTGAAACTTTAAATATATTCAGAAGATTTAAGAATCCAGGTAAGTCCTGAATGATTTCCAACATTCCAGTATCCCTTAAATTCAGTTTCAATTTCCACTTCATCTCCCCTGACTAACGACTGTATAGGTTTACCTTTGACTTCACACATCACCCGTCTATATCTAAATGGAACTTTCACTTTGAGGATATTTCCTTCTAGGGGGTTGTCTGGTGTACCAGTCGTTGTGAGAAGGTGTTGTTTATAAAGATGAACAGTGTATATTTTTTTTGAAATGTTTTCTGGAATTAAAAAACGGATATACATCTTCCCATTGTATTCATACATTGGTTCGTAAACGGATGCTGAAATTTTCATTGATGTCTATTACGATATACTAAAATTATAACTATAAGTATCATAAGTAAAAGGATTACAAGTTGACTAACTGTAAATGGTTTTATAGGTTTTCGTGTTCCGAAACATTGGTGACTAAGTGACCTAGAAACTTCCACCGCAGATTCTATACTCGAATATGGTGTATGTCTGGGAGACATCATACCACACATGGCAACTTTAGAGCATTTCCCAAAAAAGGGGAGCTGTCCATATAGACTGAGAACTCCCGAGGATTGTGAAAAGGTCCATCCATCATTTTCATTCCAATCTGCACCCCACCCAATTCTTATATCTTCTGGTGGTGGTAAACCAAGTTGTTCAATAACTTCAAGTTTTAACATTTCGGGAGTATTAGATAGAATTTCTCTGGTTATTTTGCATATAACACATGATATAGTTTTCCCGTCCGATAACACTCTAGGTTGTAAATTCCAAGATGTTGTCGCAGCGATCTCGAGATCGGATTTTATTTTTACAGGTTCGTTATAATCAAGTAAAACATTTATGGCTCCGTATGTACTTTCACGAACCTTTTTATCAGCTTCGGGTCCCCAATTATCTCCCAAAAGTTTTAAAGCTGGGCTATTGTCTATACACAAAAATAAATATCCATCATCAATAGTCGTATTGTTGGATAATGAAGCCTTATATGTATCATCCATATATTCAACATTTTCAACTTCAACATCGTAAACAAAATTTACACCAGCTTCAATAAGAGCATTTTCCATTTCATCACACATAAAACGTCCAGAACCCTTTTGTGTATAGGGTTTTGAGAGAGCCACGTGATTGAGATTATTTACAAACTCATAGGCTGACATAACATCCCATGTAACACCGTCCATTATAAGAGGAAGATGTTCGAGAAGGGTTTTAGCACCCTCACTCACCGCCCCTATTGCATCTTTTAAACTAATACTCCTGTATTTATCTGGTTGTGTAAAAACTTTGAATATGAGGGTCAACAGTATACCATAATCTTTTACACCAAGAGAATTTTTTAGAAATGTGGTATGTCCCCCATCATCTTTAGATGGTTCGAAAACATCATTCCAATTTATATTCATTTCTTCAAATAAAGAACGTGTATTTACAAAGGCTTTATCAAATACAACTCTATGTGCGTGAATATCTCTCAGACCAGTTTCAGGTTCCCACCATGAACCACCAGCTGACGTCTTTTTGTCGTAAATTGTTATGTCATGGTCTTCACCTGAGTGAATAATCTCCCAAGCGAGGGACATACCCGTTGGGCCGGCACCAATTATATGAATCTTCATTCTACTTTTAGTAGATATTAAAAAATATCTTCATATGATAGGTATGTTGACTGTAATAAAACCCTTACCCAAACCAACTCAACAGAAGGTAAAAACTTGGAAGTTTGCCGCCAAATTCCTGTGGAAAGAGCGTTTTATCGAAGATAAATCGGAGCTCGGGAGATGGACAAAAGATCAACTTCTCGATCTTGGTCCAACATTTGTAAAATTAGGACAAATTGCGTCCACGAGGGGGGACCTCTACCCCCCAGAGTTTACCCGTGAACTTGAATCTCTCCAAGATGACGTTCCCGCCTTTGATTATAATTTAGTTAGGGATCAGATTGATCTAGACATTTTCAAGGACTTTGATGATATCCCCTTTAAGTCTGCTAGTATTGGTCAGGTCCACAAGGCTACCCTCCAAAATGGGAAACCTGTAGTTGTAAAATTGAAAAGACCGGGTATTTATGATACGATGCAATCCGACACAGAAACTTTGAAACAAATTCTAAAAATAGTTCAATCTCTGGGGATTGATACTGGGAATAGTTCAGACTTTGTTCTCAATGATTCGATTGAATATCTTTTGGGTGAAGCAGATTATATTCAAGAAGTTGATAATGCGATCAAATTTAAGAGGTCTCTGAAAGATGTTGAATGGATTAAGATTCCACGGGTGTATAAAAAATACTGTACGAATGAAATGATTGTAATGGAATATGTACCAACAGATAAGATTACCGAAATCAAGGATAAGAAAATCAATAAGATAAAGGTGTGTGAAGCCCTGGTGAATTCATACGTCATACAGACCATGGAGGCGGGTTTGTTCCATGCTGACCCACACCCCGGAAACTTGGGTATTTCGAGGAATGGTAAGCTAGTCTTTTACGATTTCGGATTAGTCATCCCACTATCGGATGAACTCAGAGAGGGTTTCAAAGACCTTTTCTTTTGTATTGTAAATAGGGACACCTCTGGGATAGTGAAAATTTTAATACGCCTGGGGGTCATCGTTCCAACGTCTACGGATATATCTGACATCGAACTCTTTTTTGAGAGCATCCTTGGGTACCTGGAGACCCTGGATGGGGGTGCTATCGTAAACGATGAACTCGCCGCTGAACTGGCTATGGAGAAACCCTTCGTCGTACCAACAAGTTTTGTCTACCTAGCAAAGTCCTTCTCTCTCATAGAGGGTATATGCATTCAGTTGGATCCAGAGTTTAATTACTTCACCTACCTGGAACCCATGATTCAACAGCAGTTCCTGGAATCATTCGACTTGGGGGAAATGTTTATGAAGACGACGGAGATTCCCTCGAAGATTGGGAAGATAAGCACAGCTGTTCTGGGTTTGGAGAAATCCAGAGCATCTATGAGACGGTCGATGGTTAAAACGAGGCAGGAAATACGGGTAGTACAATACAGTATAATTTGTGTTGTATTGGCGGAGAGGTTTCACGATACACCCTTGGCTGGTGTGTTTATATTGGGTGCGATATGGTTTACTTTTCGTAAAGATCGATAGACTTCTTTACACTCTTCTTGGGCTTGGACTTTTCATCCTTCTTGACAAGTTTCTCATGTTCCTTATAGTATTCCTTTAGCCTCCTCTGCTCATCGCGGACAATATCACTCAATTTACCTTTGATCTTGTCCACGTCCATATCCCGATCCTTCTTGATTTTTTTGCTGAGCCTCTTGAAGCCCTTTTTACTGGCGAAAATAGTTGGCGAAGTTGCGATGGCAAGCATTTATTATGTAGGGACATTTATTTTTAACCTCTTTAGTTTTTCCTCAAACTCCCTCCTCTCCCCAGGGCTCTCTATGGTCTTCCCCGTTTGAAGGGCTTCAATCTCGGGCCCCGTGAGATGCATCGCATTGACCCTGAAGTCTAGGAAGGCCTCCATCGTGACAGGGACTAGGGGCTTTACTAGGTCATAGATGGCGGTGGCATAGTCGCGGATCTCCTTTTGGGCGTGACCGTCCATCCTCAAGTGGAGAAAGTGCATGAGATTGTGGAGGTTCATCTTCCAATAAAACTCGGTGTAGGTAGACTGTGGGAGCACCCCACGACTCTGTTCACGGCAGGCTCCACCCTCTAGGAGTTCCTCGTAGACATCAAAGGCGTGGGTTAGGTGTTGGGATACCTTCCCGGTGAGATCCTCTCCAACATCGACAACACCCTCTGACCCCTGGTGGTTTACTTGGGACTGCCCCCTCAAAGTGTCTGGTTCATAATACTCCTTGGGAACGACGGAGTAACGGGCGGATAGCTCATTAATTGAGGCTGTTCTATGTCGCATATGTTGTCTTGCGATGTAGATGGGCATCTTAATGTGAAACTTGAATTCGACCATTTCGAACGGAGTCGTGTGCCAGTGGCGAAGGAGGTATCGTATGAGACCCCTGTCTCCTCGTGTGGACTTAGTCCCATCTCCATAAGAGACTCGGGCTGCCTGTACGATCGACGAATCCAAATCTTTTTGAGGCATGTAATCAACGAGCCTAACAAATCCATGATCCAAAACTTTTTCCATTATAAATATCTATCCGTTTATTTCTTTATCTATCATAAAGAGAACTATATCGAGATAATGCGTCTTTGAGATTCCATTTCACATCTATTTTGTTTGGTTCGTTTAAACTATAGCAATATATGTTTTTAAATTGTTCAGTTGGTATGTTAGCTTCCCAGAAAATATCAAGAACAAACTCGGCTACATCACGAGTTTCTATCACACTATCTTTCATAATGGGAACAAAATCCTTTATAATTTTATCGGGAAACTTTTTGGTTGCTAATATATTAGTATAAATATAATCAGTTCTCATGTCCTTTATTTCAATTAAACCTGTTGGAAGAATGTAGAAAAAATGCCAATCTGGTAGATTATTAAACATGTCATTTATATTTATATCTTTTTTTCTATAAAAATGATCATATTCAAACTGAATCATATCTACATTTACATTTCCTATTCCATTTAACACAGCAAGATCGTGACCATCTGTATCAATTTTTAAAAAATCTATATGTTTGATGTCATTTTTTGAACAATATTCCGAAATACTAAATTTATCGTCATCGACAATAGTTTTATTAACGAAAATGTTTTCACCATCGTAGTTTACGTTTCGTTTATACATTTTATACTCGGGTTTGTTTTTCCATTCATCACCAGAAGGTATAAAAGCGGGGTCGAATAAATGTACGGTGGTGTCAGTATCAACTTCCGCGGGAAAACAAGACCCTGTTGCACCCACATCAAAGATACAAGCTTTTGGGGTATTTTTAAGTATAGATTTTAAGAGAGAAAGTTCACCATTTACATTATGATTACAACATATGCGATAACAGAAATATGGCATACTAAATTTATTTTCATTATCCTTTATCGTAATCCATGTGTCTAATGAGGGTTCAGTCATTAATTAAAATTTAAGTTAATTCTTTAACCATATCACCAATATTCTTGTAGTATCTCTTCAAATCTTTCATGAACCTTTTATTATTTTCCAAAACTTCACAATCAACTTTGTTCAAATAAATCCAAGCTAAATTTGATTTTGAATATTTTGTAGCTTTTTGATTTTCATTAGGTCTCCTTGGAACCAACTTTGTCGTTTTCTTCTTCTTGGAGGCCGGGGTAACCTCTTTTCTATTCACGAAGGAAAGTGCCTGCATGACAGTGTCCGCCAGGTCGTCCTTCTTCTTAGATTTGAGGAAGATTGGTAACCAATGTGAATTGGTAGGTCCATCACGGATAAAGGATTCGCACCTCTCTATGGACACCTTTTTCCTCTTATTGTACTGTGCCTTTCCCGGACCAGCCACATCTGGTATTTTGTGACGAGCATCGTATAGAATCGTTTCGGCTTGGGGACACCTGATGATGAAGTATGCGTGAAGGAAGTGCATAACAGAGACCATTTTCTTATTACGTTCAGGTTGCTTCTCTATCAAGATTGTCTTCGCCCCAAGGACCCAAGGTCTCTCATCGAGGTGGTCTCTCATGGAAACATATACACCATCCTTATGTTGTGGTGGAATTCCATCAACATCCCATTCCTTAACGAGATTACCCGAGTCCTCATCCAATAGACACATCGCTAAATTCCTTATACCCACATCAATAGAGAGAATCATTAGTTAAAACTTTAAATATCTCTTTAACTTAATGAGGTATATAGCCCATCGTGGGTATTCACTGGAGTACAGGGACAATAGTATCAACGCGATACTATGGGCAATAAATTTGGGGTACGATGGAATTGAAATTGATGTTCAACTTTGTGGAACTGGGGAAATTATTTTATACCACGATGTGTACATTGATAATTATTTCATATCAGAAACTTCTTTTGAAATTCTAAAAAAGTTTGGAATATGTTCTCTCCAAGAAGTGTACGACAAATTACCCAAAATAATTTACAAGGATCTCATTCTTGACATCAAGGGTAACAACATCGAGGTGATCGGGGCACTTGAGGATTTTTACATGAGAAGATCAACGGAAAGAGTTACATTTTGTAGTTTCAATCGAAGAATTCTAAAGATTCTACCAGATTATTACAAGAAGGGTTCTACATTTGAAACAACTTTCCACCCGAGAGAGTATGATATGATCACTCGGAATTTATCGATGGTGGTCGTTCATTGGACATGCCTCGATCACGAGTTTATAACCTACTGTAAGTCTAAAAATATTAGGGTCTACACATATACACATAAGGAACCAAAGGAGTTGGAATATATGTATAAGTATGATGTTGATGCTATAATTACAAATGGAATTTAATTACTTACGCTTCTTCATAAAGTTCTTGGTGGCACCCTGTCCAGCTGGGGACATCATGAAATAAAGAGCCGCGAGAATGGCGATGCAGAGGACACACGCAGATGCCGCCGAAGCCATCTGACCACCCCCCATGATGTTCCCGATTCCTGATCCAATACCTTCCGCCACATTCGCAAAACCCTGACCGATACCTTCAGCTGCTTCTGCGATACCACCATCCTTCTTGGTGACAGTGGCATCAGCCGATGCCGCGAGTTTATTGACGGTGTTACTTTCCGCGAGACTTTGGGTAAGCTGATCCGTGATGGCTTTGGCCGCAAGTACCGCGACCATATCCTGGTTCCAGTTAATAGACCCACCTTCTGCACACCTGAAACCGTTGACTGTGAGAACACCATCTTGTACAGATACCTGTTTAGCTACAGCGCGGTTGACATTGTTAGTTGTAATTGTATTTTCAATAATATTTTGAACTTCCATCTTCACATTCTGCTTAATTTCCATATCGGTGTCTCCACCTAAACCGAGGTCAGACAAGTTACCCATCTGTGACGTCTTTTCAAGTGCGGCACTGGCTGACGCCTGCATATCATTGGTGATTGCGTTCTTTATTTCCCGTACCTGTTCATCTTTAAATTGTGATACAGATTGTGTCGACGCATCAATCTTCTGTCCAAAATTTGCCGAGCAACCTTCAACATTTGTCAACCGAACAACTAACTTTTGCATGTTTACCTGGTCTGCGAGGGACTCGGTCATATTGGAATTAATTTCAGTGTAAATACTTTTGTTGATCGATTTCATATCGAAAGTTTGTTCAACTTTTTGAGTTGTGGAACCTCCTCCACCCATCGTGTTATTACATTTCCCTGAGAAAAAAACTTTACAATATAATAATAATGGCTTGTAAGGTTACGTTAGGAGAACTAATTTTTAGTGGTGAAAAGAAACACGAAATCCCAGAGGGTATGAATTTAATAGGTGAAACGTTGACTGTAAGTGGATGTGGTACATTTGATGTTGTCGCGGTGGAATTATTAACACCCGATAATAAGATTGTGAGTGAATCATTTGTAAATGGTGAATATCCATTCGATGCTTTGAAGGGTAATCCTGTAAGTGTCACCATTAGCGATGTGTTAAATAACGATGCGATTGATGATTTGGGAGAAGATGAATACGATCCAGATTTTTTCAAAGAGAAGCGGTACCCACCATTTGACAAACCTCCATTGGATATGCTACCGATTACAAGGTTCCCAAAAAAATTTGACTGGAAGGATGACAATGTTAAAAACCTGACCTACCTATCTGTAAGTTCAACCTGTTCATTATGTTGTTGTATACTTATGTTAATCCTATTAAAGAGAAAATAAGTCGTCTAACTATGTGGTGTTGGTGGTGTTGTCATCCATTTGAATGGACACCTTTAAGTATGCCCCACAAATATGATGATAGGACAAAGGTATTTCAAACATCCGGTAATTTTTGTTCTTGGAGTTGTATGAAATCTTATACCATAGATACATATGGGATAAATAGGGGTGGTCTCGTGTGTGGAAATATAGTACTCATGCGAAAACAAATGTTTAATCAGATAGGTCCTATAAAAAAGGCTCCTTGGAGGTATAGTTTGAAAGTATTTGGGGGAGACCTTTCGATTGAGGAGTTTAGAAATAATTTAACTAAAGATGTTTCAGAATCTTTACCTGAACCTATCAAAACGAAACCAAAGGTTGAAAATGTGATACCATTTATTTCAAACACGAAAAAGATGAATGAAATAAAAAATGCGACATCTGATAATAGTTCATTGAAACTTAAGAGAAATAAACCACTAAAACGAAATCATAACAATTTGGAATCAGCATTGGGCTTGATCATAACTCCCAAATCCTAAATTTCTCATTTGTTTACTGGTGGGTCTCGATGGGGGGGCACAATTACTATTGACCCACTGACACCCATCATGGGCCTTCCACCTAATGTCAAATTTTTCCATAGCTTTTCTACATATGACACATGGAAGTGATATAGCATCACCGTGGATATTCCGTCTAGAAACCACCAACTCTCCATGTTTCCTATGTAACCAGTCTGTAAATTGATGAGGTTTGTAACCCTTTTTCATACATTCTCTATAGAGGTGCCTGATGAGTTGTCTTTCTGAACACATATGATTGTTACTAACAATCACAGGTCCCTTTGACATATAACTTGTGACTGTACAATATTTCATATTTCACAGTTGGTACAAGAATTCCCAATGTGTACAAAAGAGCACTTCGTGCATTCACTTAGGGTATTGATATTCTTTTTCGGGACTAATCCCCTGGCAAAACGTTCTAGTTCCTTTACTGTGTAAAGTCCATACTGGACCATAATTTCAAGTGTTGGGAATCTCATATATTTATGTACATCGGTATTCCTTATATGTATTTATAAGCAGGGAAACAATTTCATTAGGGACTTTTGAGCTTTCATCATGGTGACAAAGCTGTCGATAATTGGGGGGACCATCGATTTGAGGACAACTTCAAAGTCACTATCCTGTTCACCTGCGTCAATTTGTTCGATGATATGATTAAGGATTGATATCACGAGTTTCTTTTTTTGGGGACCAGGGAGTCTCTTAAATTTGGCGACTTCGAAGACGAGTCGGGACACGATTGGTGGAATATCTTCCTTGGTCAGTCCATCATCGATATACTCAACGCGGAGTTCTTCAACTAACTTGACGACACTTTTGGCTGAAATTTTTCCAGCATATTTTTGTAAAATAGAATCCATTTGTATAATAATCTGTCATAATAATATATGAACTTTAACGAAGCTATATCAACTTTGGCATTTAGTTTAAGTTTTGTTGAGATGTTCTCTGAGGTTAAGAAGGCTGATTTTGTCAGTGTGGAGCATAAGAATATCATACTTTTGAGTTTATTCACGAGTTGTTTATGGTTTATATATCAGTATAGGACGATAGGAACCAATGCCACGACTCTCGCAACTGGTTTGGGTATATTTGTACAGCTGTATATTTTGAATAAGATTTTGTTGAAAGAACAAAAAGACTTAAAGATTCGGAGTGAATGAGAAGTATAAGATGTCCACCATTGCCCAACTGAAGCCTACCTATGTGAAGCGTTACGACACTCGGGCGAGTGCGTCCCGGAAGTCTACGACCCGCCCGGTCCCAACACCTTCGAAGGTTCCAAACAAGGCCGCGCGTTTTGCGGAGGTCGTCAATGGACGTGCCGCGATGCAAGGCATTCTTTGGGGTTCCCTGGATTGGATGATGTCAGGGGAGAATATCATTCAGCAGTGTGAGGATCCAATGTATGCGTTGGCCGCCACTGGTGTTGTTACGACCCTAGCTGCGGCGTCTGCCATCACCGTCAAGGGCTTCGAGGAGGAGGAGTTTTGGTCCTTCACCCCCGAGGCTGAGCTCAAGAATGGTAGGTTGGCCATGCTTGGGTTTGCCACTCTATTTGGATTGAGCGCCATGTAACCTAAATATTCAATTAATTTTACCTTTTCTTCTAATGAAAATGTTCCTGCCCTGCGCATCACGTAGGCCAAGAGCATGATCAGGATATAGACATTTACAGCGACTGGTCTCATTTAAGCAAACTTAGGTTTTTTGTAGACCAGGAAACCACCGACCATGAGTGCGACGATGAAGGTGATTAGGCTGAGAGAGTTGTAAGCGGTGGAAATCTTCTTGTCCTCTGAGCCAGCGTTACACTTGCGGGAGTAGTTGAGGGCGATGGCGCTACCGATGATACCCATGACGGAGTACACGAGGGTGAGGACCCCAGTCAACTTGGCCTTGGAAACCATGGCGATGAAGAGGGTGAATGGGATGGCGAGGGCAATCGCGAGGGTAGCGGAGAGGAGGCGGCTGAGGTTTTGTTGCATCTTGTTGTCCGCGAGTTCTGGGCAATTCGAGAATGTACCAATACCGGCGGCCGCTGTGATCATGTAGATGACAGCGAGAATGAGGGTCACGACAATAGTCATCGTGTCAATCTTAAGCTTGGATCCCTGACCAACTGGGACGACACCAGCGGCAACGGTGTTCGCCGCGCCACCCGCCATAGCAGACATAGTTCCGAGAGCTCCGAGAGCAGCCATTGTTTATTATACTTGTAGAAAATATTATATCCTGAGGAAGTTAAAAGGATGGAACTATTTTAACAATAATGAAAATATCATACGCCATAACAGTTTGTAATGAAGCGAAGGATTTATATTCCCTATTATCTTTTTTGAAAAAGGTCAAAGATCCCTGTGACGAAATTAATATACTCGTTGATACATTACATGTTACTAAAACTGTTAGAGATGTTCTTGAACATTTCAAAGACAATATAGTTGTAAATGAGCGGGATTTTTGTGGTGATTTTGCAAAGCATCGCAACTTTCATTTGGAGAGGTGTTCCGGGGACTATATTTTCGTGGTTGACGCTGATGAGATGCCCCAAGAAAAACTCGTAAAGGGTCTAAAGAAGATGATCGACGAAAGTGGGGCTGATTTAATATCGGTTCCCCGTATAAACATTCACCCCGGGGCTCAGGAACACTGGTTGAGAGAATGTCAATTTAAAACGAATGAGGTTGGGTGGATAAACTGGCCAGACTACCAAGGTAGAATTTTCAAAAATGCACCTGGGTGTATATACTATAGTAGGGAATTGCATGAAAATGTGGTGGGTGCCGAAAAGTCTGTGGTCCTCCAAGCGGATCCTTCTGTGGCCCTATGGCACATCAAGTCTGTGGACAAGCAGGATAGCCGATGGGAAGATGGTAGATATGTTTCTCCATCAAATACAAACCTATATGACACACTGATGTAATTTAAAGGGTGGTGGAGTAGTAGATGTAGTATGATTAAAACACCCAATGGAATATTTGACATAGATGTCGAGGATTGTTGGATCCGTAATCACATGTGTTCTGGAAAAGTTTTTGAACATCACATAATCAACGATATGTTGAAGCCATATGTAGAGAAATCTAAATACATTGTAGACGTCGGTGCGAACATTGGGTGCCACACTGTGAGCTACGCGGGGTTCAATACAGATTCTAAAATTTGGGCATTTGAACCACAAGAAAAATTATATGAAATTCTGACAAAGAACGTTAAACAGAATAATTATAGTGACAGAATTGATGTATATAAACAGGGTCTCGGGCACTGTAAAATGTCCTGTGAGCTCGTGAGTTTAGATAAAATGGATCGAGATTTACGTAACGGGGGGTGTAATAAGGGTGGTGCTGGTATTGGTAAAGGTGGTGAACATATGACTATAACAACCCTCGATTCTATGGAATTACCTGGTCTCGATTTCATTAAAATAGACGTAGAAGGTGCAGAGAGCCTCGTCATTATGGGTGGTAAAGAGACGATAAAAAAATATAAACCCGTCATATGTTTTGAACATAATTATCAACGAATCGATCCCAGAGATGTTAACCTCGAGCAAGTACCAACACCATTTGAAGAATTGGTAAAACTGGGGTATAAAAAGTTTGAATATTTAGATTGGGATAATTATTTGGCATTTTCATAAGTTAAAAGAAAAATGGATATTTAAGTAAATGGAGTTCGGGAAGATTTATGGTCGTTTCTTTTTGAAACAAGATCTGGGTATAGAAGATGATGACACTCCACATACAGTCACTATATCTGAACTTATGGAGACATTTACATTGTGGCCCGGTTGGATACAGGATTTTCCGGGTAAAAGTGTGCAACTTTTTACCATGTTTGAGACATCCGATGTACACCCAGATATCATAAAAAATATGAAATTATTTGACAAGGTTATTGTTCCATTTGATTATCTTAAAGATATTTTGGTTGGACATGGTGTACATTGTGAAGCTCTAAATTGGTGGACTTCACCTTTAATTAGAACATGTCCCAAAGTTATTAAAAAGAAATCCAACCCCGAAAAGATTGTATTTCTTTATGTTGGAACTAATGATATTAGAAAGAACTTGGTGAAGCTTGTAGATACTTTTATAAAATGTATCGATGGCACGGAACATAAACTAATTGTAAAGACAAACACCACTGATGGTCTACCACAATGTGAAAATATAAAATACATAACACACCGACTAAATTATCATGAGATGGCTGGACTCTATAACATATGTGACTATGTCGTGTCATTTTCACATGGGGAAGGTGTTGGCCTTCCGATGCTCGAGGCTAAATATTTTGGAAAACCCGTGATTTCACATGATCAAGGTGTTTTGGGTACAATTAAAAATGATTCATGGGTGGTTCTCCCGTCTAAAGAGATTCCTATTGACCATGCCTCGGTTCCACCATTTCTTGATAAAGTTTTTCATGGAGCATGGTGGGAGATTGATGAAAAGGAAACTTTTACTATAATAAAAAATCTCATCAAATAGTAGTAATGGATGAATGTGTAGACAGATTACAATATTATTGTGACAAACTCGCTGGCGAACTCGGTAAGATTCCCCAAAACTACAAACTCATTGAACAGTATGGTCACTTAGATCAAGAAGTTTACAACATCGGTGAGGAATACAAACTACTAAAAATAAAATTGGATGAACTGGGGCATAGGATCAATTCATCTAATTTTGGACTAAAAATGATAGAGGTTGAAATTGAGAACATCAAACAACGACAGTCTTCTCGTGACCAACATGAAGATCCGTATTTACCATGATTTCAAAGCCGGCATCTGTGAGATTTTTACAGAATGAGACATCCTCCGAGCAGGTGTCCCTCAAAATTTTCCCATCTTCAGCTTCAATCTCTACGAGGGGGTAGCTAAAGTATGGATACTTCAACTTCTCTATGACCCCTCTCCGACACGCAAAGAAACCCATCCCACTGTAGGCCACCGGTATATACTTGTCGGCGGGAAGGTCTCTCATAAATTCAAAACTCCCATACTTTTTGAAGTACTCGACGTCCCATTCTTGGACGGTGGCGAAGTGAACTCTATCCTGCATTCGGTACAAACCCGAAACAACTGGATACTTCTTGGTGTCCTCGATAAGTTCAATAACCTGTTCGGGTGTGAAAATTATATCAGAATCTATGGTCAACCAAACATCATAGTTTAGGGTGCCACCAAAGGGCACCTGGTCGGCACCCCTTAGTACATCGAGACCTAGGGTTTTCATACGAGAGTAGGTCACGTAGCTGGAATATTCATTTGTGACCACAACTTCATATCCCTTCTTGCTCAGGGACATTACAGTTTGAGTCCAGTTCATGAGAAATGTTCCAGAGAAGCTTTTACCTGGTAGGGCTAGAACAACCTTCATTCTTTTTTAAACTCGTAAAACTTTAAGCACCTCCTTTACAGCTGGGTGCCGAACAATATCATCTTGATTCATACTAACGTGTTCGAGATATTTGAGATCAAAGAGTTGCATTTTATAGATAAGTTCGGAAAGACCATTTTCAATCGCGAGGTCGGATTGCTCCAAGTCCCCAGTGACTATGAGTCGGGTCCCTGGTCCAACCCTGGTCAATAACATTAACATTTGGTTTGGTGTGCTATTTTGCATTTCGTCGGCGATGATGAGGGTATTGTTGAACGTCCTCCCCCTCATGTACCCGAGGGGTTCAATACTAATACAGCGATCCATTTGATTATAGGTGAAATATTGTTCGAAGATGTCATACATTGGTCGTGTCCATGGTTCCATTTTTTGATTCATATCACCGGGGAGGTAGCCCATATCCTCATCGGCCGCCACAATGGGTCTCGTAAGGACAACCTTCCCACGTGGTTGCTTACGAATGTGTTCAGCTGCGGTATGACACGCGAGCATTGTCTTCCCTGAACCAGCTGGACCAGTTCCAACAATAATTGGCTTACCTGAATTGAGGGCAATCATATATTTACATTGTCCAGCAGTCTTTGGAAGATTCATATATTATTTAAAGATTTTTTCCTTATATAATTTATATGGAGTTCCTTCTTGTAAAATTTATCCCATGTAAAACATATCTGAGTTTAGTAGATCCAAATGGTAAGTCTAGGTTTGCTTGTTTTTCTGAAAAAGATGTAGGTATTAATTGTATAAAATATGTTTCTCATTTTAAATTTAAATATGGTGTATGGCCAATACTTGACATGTCTGACAATAGAAGGAAAGTTGAGCCAAGGTTAGAAGGAATCGTTAAAACACCCAAAGAAATAGCAAAGGAATTTAAACTCGAAAAATTTGACTACGATGGTATAGATAAAATGTCAATGCGTTCCAATGTTTCCTTTTACTGTATATTAGATTTCAGTACCTCGATGTTTAACGGTGAAGAAATGATTGCCATGTCTGGTCAAGAGATGGATGGTAACGCCGACGACTACATGTACAGAAAGGTTTTGAATGATGGCTTAAACATTACATGATAATTAACAATAATGTGTGGTATCATAGCCCTTTTTGGTGAAGAAGTTGAGACATCATCACATCTTCTTAATCACAGGGGACCCGATGACTATAAAAGTGATACATTGGGTAAATGTCGTATGGACTTCTACAGGTTGGCCATTAATGACCTCACACCCGCGGGTATGCAACCTTTCCGGAGAGGTAAATACATGTTAGTGTGTAACGGTGAAATCTATAATCACCGGGAATTATCTATCGAGCGGTGTCCAAGTAAGAGTGATTGTGAAGCTATTTTACCATTGATTAAGTACTACGGGATTGAAAAAACTTTGGGACTTTTAAACGGTGATTTTTCATTTGTCTACACAGATGGTAAACGTGTCGTAGCGGCACGGGACCCTGTAGGTGTGAGACCTCTTTTCTATACGAGATATAGTCCTACCTCAATTGCATTTGCAAGTGAAGTGAAGGCCCTTCTCTCTTTACAAAGTAAGATTCACATATTTCCACCTGGACACTTTTACGATTCGTACATTAACGATTTTGTGTGTTATCACACTGGATACTGGAATGTTCGTAAGTATGTAAAAGCTGGATTTCACACTCAACTCCGGGAAACATTTGAAGATGCTGTAGACCTCCGTCTCAGTACTACTGAACGGGAGATTGGTTTCTTACTATCTGGTGGTTTAGACAGTAGTCTCATCGCATCTATTGCTACACGGAAGTTGGGTAAGATTAAAACGTTCTCCATCGGTCTCGAGGGAAGTCCAGACTTGGAAGCTGCCCGAATTGTATCCAAATACCTAAACACGGATCACACTGAGGTGACCTTCACACCAGAGGAAGGTGTGGCGGTACTTACATCGGTAATCAAATCCCTCGAGTCTTACGACACCACTACAGTGAGAGCGAGTACACCAATGTGGCTTCTATGCAAGTACATAAAAGAGAACACAAACTGTCGGTACATATTTTCGGGTGAGGGGAGTGATGAACTATTGGGGGGCTACCTCTACTTCCATAACGCACCAAGTGTTGATGAATTTGCTTGTGAAAATATGCGCCGTCTTCGTTTGATTCATCAGTTTGATGGGTTAAGGGCTGATAGGTGTGCAGGCGCCCATGGTTTGGATTTGATTGTTCCATTCTTAGATAAACATTTCATTGATTTTTGTATGACTATAAACCAAAATGAAAAAAGGGGTGGCGTTGAGAAACGTATCCTACGGGAGGCCTTTGAGGGATACCTCCCCAGAGATATTTTATGGAGACAGAAGGATGGTATGAGTGACGCAGTTGGGGCGAACTGGGTTGATGAGGTGAAAAAATATGCTGAATCTAAGGTGAACGATGATGAATTCAAACATATACTGTGGACTATTGGTTGTTTCGGTAGTCACAATATCCCTCTCACCAAAGAGGAAGTGTTGTACAGACAGATATTTTGGGACTTTTATGGGAGAGACTGTGACCATCTTATTACAGAAATATGGCGTCCCAAATGGACTAATATAACCGATCCCAGTGCGCGTCTACTTATAGAAAAGAATTCAAAGTAATATATAAATGGTGAACTTTGTCAAAGGTTTTGATTGTAAAAATGAATCTCATGTCATGTGGTTAAAAAGGGTTGGAGGTGCGATGGCCAGAGCGACTGGTGATGGAGATAAGGTTGATATTATTGGTATTGTAAATGATAACCCCATCGAGGGTAATCCAAAAATGGATAACCCGATGGATTGGGCTTACATTCATTTTCAATTGGCCATGAAATATACAAATGCGGTTTTAAATGGGGTGGCGTTCGTCCCACCCTCCAAATAATTTATATTCTTCAAGTGTAAAATCTTGGGGTTCAGAATTTTCATCCATTCGAACGAGGAGCACCTTTCCATGGACCTCTTCTCGGTCAAATGGTGGTGGTAGAGTATTTTCATTCGTCGTCGACGTCGATGTTTCCGCTTTCATGATCACGACATCTATTTCAGGCCACTGCCCTATGAAAGTTTGTGGTCCACCCAAAAGTTTGAAAATTTCATTTTTTGACGGTTTAATGTCCAGTTCAATCGTCTCAATACAGTCTTTTGTTTCGTGTATAAGTACTGCCAATGTCATCTATCCTTATTTCTCTCTCATAAAAAAATATTTGTAAAATATAAATGAAAGACGTGCACATTAAGGTTGCCATTGTGCTTATTGTGGCTATTGTTATGTTCCAGCGGTGCCGTGAAACCTATGATACCAATTATCGATATGGTTTTGTAGACACCAACCCAACTCGGCGTGTGTCTGGGTTTTTTGATGACTGTTCTCCTGAAAATATGGAGGACTGTAAGCGAAACAATCCCTATGAAGGACTTCCTCTGCCCTAAGTCAGTTAAAAACTATCTTATTTATATACAAAAGATGGACAGTCCTATGAGGAAGTTCATCGTTGAACGATTTTCTACTCTTCTCGAGATTCCTGAATCTGATCCAATCTGTATCAATCTCGAGAAGAATATATTCAATTATGCGATAGATAGTACTAATGGAGATGCTTCATGGGATAATAAGTGTTTTGTTATGTTTTACAAAAGTAAATTTTTATCAATTCAATTTACAATGAAAAATAATCCAGAAATTAAAAAACGATTGGTGGATAAGAAGATTAAAACTGTTAACCTTGTCAATATGAGACCCGAAGAATTGTGGTTTGACGGACCACGTGCTAAAACGATAGATGAAAGAATCCACAAGGAGATGAGGAAAGAATATCTTGCAAAAGAAATGAAAAACCAGGATGGGTTTTTTACGTGTAATAGGTGTAAGTCTAAAAAGACGACGTACTATCAACTTCAGACAAGGTCGGCTGATGAACCTATGACCACGTTTGTAAGCTGTCTCAACTGTGATAAAAATTGGAAATGTTGAGTATATGTTCAGAATCTGTCAGGTCCGTTGGCATATCACCGACAGATAGAATGAAATTATAGGGCAATTGTTTCTTCATATCAGTTTTATATTGTGCACTAGTGAACCCCAAATAGTCATAGGGTATTTTATACGATTTTAGTTGTTCTATTGTCCATTTGATAACACGATTTAATCCAGGTCTCGCCGTAATAATTACAATATTATAACCTTGGGTTTTTGCGTCATATAGAAGTTCGACGATTGGTACATTGGGTTCACCATTTGTAAAAATTAGGGTGTCATCTATATCAAACATGACAGCATCATTGGGTAGAACGACACGCCCAGATATATATCTTCTACCCCAGTTCTTCAGGTTATCCATTAATATTATTAAAGATTTAAATAAATTATTTTTCAGTTATGATTGTTGATGTTCAATGTGAAGATAGTAGTGTGCAGATTGCAAAGATAATTAGTGAACCAGCACCAGAAATATACAGAGTTAGATTTATTGAAAAGTTGAAACCGTGTTTATATGACTTTTGTAAGGAAGATGAGATGATCCAAAAGGATATGGTGTCTGGTTTTTACGACGTTGAAAACCTTGAGGATACACATTTGTATGCTAAAGTTCCAGGTGGGTACGAACTTATAGATGATAGTGAAGACGAGGATTTCGAGATTTCAGAGTCTGATGAAGAAGAAAGTGAAGACGATGTTTCTCTCGTAGATGAAGAAGACCTAAGTTAAGAATCTAGGTAGTAATGTATATAAAATGGAGTATAAAGAACCAAAAAAACGTGTGACTAAAAACGATAAGAAAAAGAAGGGTGAGGTATATTCACAAAAACATATCAGAAATCAACTTAAACAAATGGAAGCTACAAAGAATAAGAATGCCTCCTTACACACCCCCGAGCACCCACTACTCTCAAATGGACGTGTCTGAGTATGATGAAGACCACATTTTTGCTTTCATTGGTAAGACTGGCAAGAAGTTCTATTGGCTTACTCACAAACTTGGACTTGATTACATGTGGTATGACAAGAGAAGAAGGGTCATCGAGCTGTGGGGTCCTTACTATACCCATGTAAGTGAACAATCGGCCCACCTGATCCGTTGTGAGCTCGATCATTTTATCAAACCTAAGTTAGAGAGGTCTTTACAAAAAAACCAAGATGAGTCCACACAAGCGACCACTGCCACGTGTTAAACCACCACCTTCAAATCGTGCTTATGAGCCAATCCCCGAAGGTCATTTTCTCCACTCCATCGTGAATCCCCAACCCACCAAATATTATGTATTTGAAAAGTTGGATGTTCACAAGAGGCAGGATTACTTTAGAATGCTCGAGAAAAATAATACAGAAATGGGAATTCCCTACGTTGAACCTGTTCTCCGCGAGTATGTACCAGTGGTGACACCCCCACCACCAGTTGAACCATATCTCGAATTTTCAGATCAGGTGAAAGTGAACATTCGTGTTTTGAAAAATGGGGTTGTTAGGGTGAAGATAAATTCAGCCATCGCGACGATGTTTGAAAAATATAAAAGACCAACACTTAAGATTATACTCCAGGCCTATAAGGCACAAGGGTTCAGTCAAGAGTTTTTGGACAGAATAAAAAAGAGACACCAAAAGAGACTCGAATTTTCTAAAAAGGTACCTGGAATTATTGATGGTATATTTAACAAGGAACCTGTGAAGAAGGTAAAGAAGGTGAAAAAGAAACCGGAACCAGAAGTGGACATAGAAATTGAAGAGGAAGAACAAGAGATTGAAGAAGATGTGATCCCACCAGAGGATGGTGAAATGGATGTTGAAGTTGAGATCAATGAGGAAGAGCAAGAGGAGGAATATATCTCAGATGTAGAAGAATAAAATATTTGTAAATATAAATGGATAGACGTACCATTATAATCGCGGTCCTACTTGTCATAGTCATAGTTTCACTTTGTTCAGTCAAAGGAAAGAGGAATGAAACATATGCACCAGGGAGTGTTGATGCTAAACCTCTGGTTAAAAAATACATCGAAGATAACGCCGATGTACTTTCCGAAAAACCATTTATCGTGTACGGTCTCTTCAAACAACTCACCAAAGATGAAAAATTTTTGAATGAGGTTCTCCAAAGTGCCAGGGATAACGATTCAAATATGTTATTGAATTTTTTAGAGACCCTCTAAAAAAAATATCCAGTAAATATAATGGTGTGTCCACTACCACCTAACGTCAGAAAGTCACATAGATGTTACGATACAATACATAATCCAGCTGCAAACTGTGACGGGGCAGACACTGGCCAAGACAGTGGTGGTTTAGGTCCAACGCAAGGTCAAAAATATCAGGCGTATGCACAACACTTCTGTTGTCGTAGACCAAATCATAAGTTTTGTGAGTGCTACAATACCTGGATCGAAGGGGGTAAGTTTTGTGACAGGGCTGCGTTTGAGAATTGGCCCGGGTGTAAGGATGTAAATCCATTATTCGAACAATTAAAGTCAGCTGTACCAGAGGGCCATGCACAGGTATTCACTGCGGAAAAGAGGAAGTGTTTGGGTATGGTATGCTCAGGTACTGGTAAATATATACCACCAAATGTGAATCAGGGATGTGGAGATGTTACCATTTGTTCTATGAACTTTGACCTCAAAAATATCAATAATAGTAAAATTAATGCCCAATGTAACATTGAAAAGGATAATAAAGTTGAGGGTGGAGAAGAGGCGATGAAGATAATTTTAGAAATGCAAAGGGAACTTGAACGCCTCAAGAAGGAAAGGGGGGATGATGCAACCGACGAGGAAGTCCTAGAGAAGACATCTTTTAAAAACATCGAAAAGAAGAATGGATTTTTGACACCTTTATTGAGTGTGAGCAGTATAGCGGTGATAGCTACTGGTATTGTAGTATTTATGAAAAGTCGTCCTAAGTGAGGATGAATTTTTGGAAAACTAACAATATGAATATATTCTTTCTATCCCTCGACCCTAATGAGATTGCACACATGTCATGTGATCAACACGTAGTTAAGATCCAATTGGAAATATGCCAGATGCTCTACACAGCTTGGTGTTTCTCCAATGAGGAAGACTTTGTTCACGCACACGCACCCTTCACCAAGGATGGAACGCGTCGCGGATACCGCCCCGCGCACCGAAAACACCCCATGACTATGTGGGTTGGTTCAAGTATCGAAAACTATATGTATGCGTGTAAGATTGGAATCTCTTTGACCCTCGAATACACGCGTAGATATGGTAAGGTTCATACTTGTGCTAGACACTTAATGTGGTTATGGGACAACCACCCACAACACTTCGAGGAGCGGCGAAGTGAGACTGCGTACTATTCACAAGAAGGTATCCCCGAATGTATGCCCGAAGAGTACAGGTGTCCAAGTGTTGTAGAAGCGTACCAGATGTATTACATGGTTGAAAAGTTTTCCTTCGCTCGGTACAAGAACATAGCCTCTGGTCTTTCTATTGGATCTTCATATCCCAAATCTTTTAGAAATATATGTTCCTCCATGGAATCCTTAAAATCGTGAAGTTCGATGAGAATTGTAGGCATATGTTTTTTAATAGTCTCCCTAGCACCTTCTAGAACTTGTAATTCATGACCCTCCACGTCAATTTTAATAAAAGATGTGACACCGGAGTATACATCATCTAGTTTTTCACAAGTAACTTCTAACGAACCCCCTCTCCAATCCTCGGGTAATGTAAAACCCGTCCCTCCATAATTGATGTGTGTATTTGATTGACATCCTCTATTAGGAATGAAAATTTCACTTATCTTATTTTCATTTGAAAGAGCGTATGGAAAAACTTCAACTTTGTTTCTCAATACATTATTCTTAACGTTGAGACCTACAATGTGGTGGTACACTGGTTCGAAAGAGTATACTGGACCATAATCAGAGAACATAAGAGTATTGTATCCAATGTTTGCACCTATATCAATAATATCTGTATCCTTTTTGTGGAACAAACGTACATCTTGTCGCATCCACCCATCCCATTCAAAACCGCGTGAAATAGTTTTCGTAATATATTCGTCATTCTTTATTACAAAAACATTATACACACCATTATTTACTTGATCGATATGTATGTTCATTATATAATTTTAATTTTATTGCTTTAAGTTAATGAACACCTGTCCACATCAAAAGGTCTTAATCCGGTGTCCTATTTGTAACGGCGGTCGGTTGTGTATACATGGTTTGATTCGTAGTATGTGTTCTATATGTATCAATTCACAAATATGTAAACATCAAAAACGTTTGGTAAGATGTGCAATTTGTTTTCCCAGTAAATGATAACAATGATTACTGCGACAACATTTTTCAATCATCCCAATGTAAAAGGTGTAATTGAATTTGAAGAGAAAGGTGGAAAAGTTTTAATCAAAGGAACATTGAAATCAAATAAATACCGAAACAGTACACATGGTATTCATATCCATGAAGCTGGTGACCTCACAGATGGGTGTTTAGGTGCATGTGGACATTTCAACCCGTATGGTAAAAAACACGGTGGTCCAAATTCTAAAGAGAGGCATGTTGGTGACCTTGGAAACATTCATTTTGACTCCAAGGGTGTGGCTAAATTCAGACTGGTCGATAGTCTGGTGAAGTTGAGGGGGACTAAAGCAAATGTGATTGGAAGGTCCCTCGTGATACATCAAGATCCGGACGATTTGGGTGTAGGTGGACATTCTGATAGTTTAACAACAGGGCATGCGGGTAAAAGAATAACATGTGCTGTTATTGGCTATTCTAAAAAAATGTGTATATAGCAAGATGTTCAGTCTTACAGCCCCATCTGTTAAAGTTTCCACCCAACGTAAACCTGAATATCAACCCAAGACATACAGTCAGTTTATACAGAGTGTAAAGGACAAGGAACTCCCCGTAGTTATTGTAAAACCTAACAAGAACATAGCTCAATTTTATGAGGAGAATGGAGATTATGGGGATGTCCAGATTGTTCAGAATGAAAAACTTTGGGAAGTTCTCATGGAAAGCGACAGTGATGTGATCGTGGACGTCTCACAACCTGTATCAGTGATTGATAGCATTCTTATATTTTTCTTCGTCGCCTACATTTTTACTTTGGCTCGAACATTCTTTTCGGGGGGTGGTGGAATGCCCAACCCCTTCCTCGGGTCTACGGATTTCAATATGGAAGAGGAGGTCACCACCCGCTTTGAGGACGTCGAGGGAATTGACTCAGCCAAGGAAGAACTTGAGGAGATTGTAGACTTCCTCAAGCAACCCGAAAAGTACTACGGAAGTGGTGCTCGAATCCCCCGGGGTGCCCTTCTCGCGGGTGCTCCAGGTACGGGGAAGACCCTCCTAGCTCGTGCCATCGCGGGCGAATCAAACGTCCCCTTCATCCAGTGCTCCGCCGCCACATTCATAGAGATGTTTGTTGGTGTTGGAGCTAAGCGTGTCCGTGAACTCTTCGAACAGGCGAGGGAGAATCAACCGTGCATCATATTTATCGATGAGATTGACGCAGTTGGGAAGCAACGCGGTGGAACGGTCACACCTGGAAATGATGAGAGAGAGCAGACCATAAACCAACTTCTTACAGAGATGGATGGCTTCGATAACGAGACTGGTATCGTTGTGATTGCTGCAACAAATAGGATTGATATATTGGATGAAGCCCTTCTCCGCCCGGGGCGTTTCGATCGTAAGATACAGGTCTCTCTCCCAAGTGTGAGAGGTCGTGAGAAGATATTAGGTGTCCATGCGAGGGACAAGACCTTGGCCGAAGATGTAGAGTTATCTAAGATCGCCAAGCAAACTACCGGTTTCTCGGGGGCAGACCTGGCAAACCTCCTAAACGAGTGTGCCATTAAGGCTGTCAAGGATGTGGGTGGAACTATCAACAATGAAATCATCGAGGATGTTTACCAGAGAATTGTGGTGGGAGCCAAGGGGGACGTAAAGTTTTCGATGCAAAAAAAGGAGCTCGTGGCCTACCACGAGGCTGGACACGCCATAGTTGGTGTCCTCGCACCCGATTATGATACTGTGCGTAAGGTGTCTATAATGCCCCGTGGAGCGGCTGGTGGTGTGACTTTCTTCCAACCTTCAGAGGAGAATGCGGAGTCTGCGATGTACACCAGGGAGTACCTCCTCTCACAAATTAGGGTTGCCCTGGGTGGTCGTGCCGCGGAGGAGGTTGTGTATGGTAGGGAGAAGGTTACCACAGGGGCGTCATCGGATTACGCGATGGTATACCAGATTGCCCGTGAGATGTTGACGACGTATGGTTTTGGTACACATAAATTCGACTACACCCAAATGTCACCGGAGGCTACATACCTGGTGGACATGGAAATCAATGACCTCGTGGAGAAGTGTTACGATGATACAGTCTGCATGATTTTGGAACACAGGGAGGAACTTGAACAATTGAAGGACAAACTCATCGAAGAGGAGATCGTCGATGGGCAGTGGGTCTATGAACTTTTTCTCAGGTGATAGTAGATATGTCTAGTCAACTAAGGCAGCGAACGAATGGAGGTAGTTCTACAACTACCATTAATCGTCAGAATGGAACCCCTAGTAATAAGGTTATGGTAAAAACACCATCGGGTGCTAAATTTGTAAACAGAAATTCTTCTAATGGTCAAAGGTATATCGCTAATCGGGTTAATAAGCCTCTAACCACAGTAAACAAGGTGGTTAATTCAAATTTGTTTAAAAATATGACGAAAAATTATTTACAGTCGTGTTATTTAAACACATATACAACCCTTGCATATTTGGTAGGTCAGACTAATATTTCTGATGCAGTCTTAGCTAGATATATTATATCTCTAGAGACTTTATTATCTAAAATGAATGGTAAATTATCGGGTGATAGAGAAAGAATGTTTGAGAATTTATGGAATAAAACACGTAATTATGAAAATAAAAATATTTTTTCTAGTCCTACAAACATTGAACAAACTTTGAAATATTATAAAAATATTATGGCGAATGGTTTTAAATACCAGAGTAATAGTAGAATTGCAGCTTTATCAAGAAATTTGAAATAAAATGTTATATAAATATATATGTCACAAAATAAAACTATTTGTGAAACAAAACCTATATTTTTATTAGGTAAACGAAATGAAAATGGTGGTATTTCACTTGGTGCACCATTAGTATATGGTGGGTTGATGGCAGATCACACCATCCACACATCAGATGGTAGTTCTCATCCATCTCAGTTGATAGTATCAGATTACAAGTCTCAAACCAGTTCTCTTGTAACTGGTGAGAATGCACCATTTTTAAGTGAAAATCCCAATATCATGGTTAAAACGGGAGCTAGAAATCAACGAGCTGGAATACATTTCACACTTAATCCGGAAAGAGTGAAACTACTCAAGAATAAATACCCAACTATAACCAATTCTTCTCGTATGAATAAATTTTTTATTCAGTCTTTTTCTAAAGCCGGTACCGCCCCAACTGTTGCACAATACAGTAAGATTATGAAAGCGATAAAAGAAAAAAATAGTTTTAGACGTTTTCAGGGAAGTCCAATGGAGTATAAAAGAATTTTAGATTATTTTCAGTTCACTCTTGTTCAAAAACTTAATAATAGCAATGGTAAGCTATTTTTATATAGACCAAATGTTCATAAAATACAAGAAAATTTAACCAGATTTACTAACTATAAAGATGCTATAATGAATTCATATACTTCTCAAAATGAAAATGATTTTCTTTTATATAATCAGGCATATTTTGCTACGAAAGACCGTCCCGCGGCTTTAGCTTCTGTAATCCGAGGTATTAAAACCATGTTTAAGCGCAGTAGTGCCGTTGAAGGTAGGTGGCGTTCATACGCTTTTACGGGTAATGCTGTGAATAATATCTCGAGGATGAGAGCATATATAAATAGAGATGTGGAAAATGCTCTTTTGGATAGTGGGAGTGGTGAAAAAATTAAAAACTATATCATTGAGTATAAAACTGATAAAGGAAAAATAAACTATTTTTTAAATTACAAAAAATTTTTAACTTTAAAGAACTCTGTTCTAAAGGCAAAGGTGTTGTTTTATTGGATATTTAACTATCCAGGTGATATTGAGGGTAAATTATTACAGAAATTCATATCTGTATTAGATACCTTTCATGATTTTACGGGTGTTAGAGCTACTGGTTCGAAACCAACTGAAGGTGGTTTCACAAATATATGGCCATCTGGTTCAAATAAACACGATAACAGTAAAAAATTTAACTTTTCTAAGGCTGAGGCAGAAAATATATTATCTAATAAATCGAGTTTTTTGGTTAAAATTCTAGGTAGAAATTTATACCGAATAGCAAAAAATGACGCTACAGAAATTGTCGCGAATGTAAATAGAAGAAATGGTATAGGTAACTCAAAGCGTAAGTTATCCCACCTACTTTATTTCTTTGCCATCGTATTGGCGGAGAAAAAGGATCTGACAGGAAAATGTGAAGAATATGCGAGTGAAATACTCGTTAATACTGGTGAAATAATAGAAAAAAATGATTTTTGTAAATTTTTGGATATTGGTGGTAAACATGGTCTTGTGATTGATTTTTACAGTGGAGGTGGACTTTCTTGTATTAAACAACGAAGTGCTATACATGGTGTAGGTATAATAGACCCGGCACCTAGAGGTGCGGATACCTGGAAGGAAATTATGTTATCCGAAGCAAAACATAGTTGCGTTGGTAGAGGTACTAAAATTCCAGTACAATTTGATTTTGACGTTCAAGATGAAAATAGACTCATAAGTCTTCATCAGGAATATCAGCGTCAGTTAAAAGAAATATATAACATGAAAGGTAACGTTTCTAATACTTCCGAAACCGAACCTGTTCAGAGGATAATTGCAAAAAGAAGTAGAAATAATAACAATAACAATAACACAAAGATGGTTAGTGTTAAGCGTCGTGATACTATCACCCCTAATCGTGTATTAAACAGAGGGAATAACAGTAACAGTAACAGTAACAACAATAACAACAATAGACAGATTCGGGTCAAGGAGTTGAGAAAATTACTAAAAATTGATGAAACCATAAGTAAAATAAGGGAAAGTCAAAATAAAAAATATATACAAGAAGAATTCCACAGGCGTATTCGGCGGTTTGAAATATACGGTCGTGAAAATTTGAAGAAATATTTAGGATTTTATTTAAAAAAAGAAAATCCCAAAGACCCAAAGTCTAGACCCCTCGTGAAGTGGGATGTGGAAAAGCGTATCGCAAAAGGTAATCTCAAGAAGGTATCATCATTAATCAATTTACTAGAGGAAGCAGCACGTAAGATACTTATGTACGCCTAAGTAAACTCAAAACTATACGAAACTAAAAGAAATGAACACTCTAAACGAAACTTGTAAAAACGCCGGGAGAATCTTGGGTTTCGTTTGGAGCGTGGGTGAGATCCACAAAATGATTACGAGGGGGCAATATTAAATACACCACTGCATGAGGGTGCCATAGTTGTTGGCTTTTAGTTTTTTATTTTCACCTTCGTACAACCTTGACCCGTTTTTGTAAAAGTCTTTCGTTAAAGTTATGTTCCGTGCCTTTCTGGGTTGTGTTCGTCTCCTATCACAAGTCAGATCCGCGGCCGCAACCTGGAAATCAAGTCTCTTGTAGTAACCGACCACACTATCAATTGCGGACAAAACTATACCTTTACGATTCATCGAGCGTGCTATTGCCTTTATGTTTTCGATCAAAGCTCTTCCTGGTGCGGCAGAGGGCT